CTCATTTAAATGAGTTGCACCAAATTCACTTGCATACGCTTCAAAAATACGACGTCCAAAATTGTTCTCACGAGCAACTTTGATGTCTTCTTGTAACTGACTGAGTTCAGCCTTGAGGTGTGTGCTAACAGCGTTAGACATTTTCTTGGCAGATTCAGCAACAAATTTGCCTTTCAATGTTTCTAACTGTTTGCGAGCTTCACGCACCAAACGAACTTTAGTTTCAACAACGTCCTGTTTGTCTTGTGCAAATTCTTGAATCTCACGTGCAAGTGCATGTACTACAAAGGATTCTAATTTCTGAACACCTTCTGTATGCATCTTGCGGTCTTTACGCAGTTCGCCAATTTCTTCAGCAAGTTTAGTAACCATAAAGTTGTTGAACTTTGTAGCTGACTCTTTCATCTTGCCTTGAAACTTAACGCGATCTTCAGCAAGTGCTTGCTTTTCGGCTGCTACTTGTTGTAGTTCTGCTTGTAGACCTTCTGTTACCATACGATCCAGGGCTTCCACCATCACTGTCTTATCATGCTCATAGCGTTGTGCAAACTCTTCGCGGAGTTCTGCACGAGCTTGTTCTTTGGCTTCGTTTAACTTGGATTCCCAAGCCTCAGTAATTTCTTGCTGAGCTTCTTCACTTAACAATTCGCTATCTAGTAACGGTTTAATAGCATTCTGCATGCTGATTTCTCCTAGATTTTGAGCCCACGTATAAAGCGAACAAGTTCACTCTTTACATAGCTCTGTGCTTTGCCACTCTTGGCCGGGTCCTTGAACATTTCCAACAAGCGTTGTCCGCCGGCATGATTTAACAAGCCTTCGTAAATTGCTGTTGGGTATGCATTTGGAGCACTCGGTTGAGCGACCACATCTACAGTGACTATTTCAAAGTCACTGACATGTCCATTAGCGTCGTTTACATTACCTGATCCACGACTGCTAACACCTAATTTAACACCAGATTGCAACATGGTTTTGACCAGTTCGCCCATCGGTGTAGGTAGTATCTTTAATGTGCCCATTCCAGCAGGGCCATCCATCCACATGTTTTCAATCATGTGACTGACACGATCCAAATTAATTTTCAAGTCATCTGGGTGATCAACTTCGCCCAGTACTGAATGACCAGTTTTAATTTGTTCGTTAATGGTGTCTACTGCATTGGCAATTTCACTAACAGGATATACTCGCTCATTGGCGTTACGAACGCCACCCTCGATGCAGATACCTTTTAACTTCATGGTTTTCTGACCAGAGCCATCCGCGGCTTCCTCAAGCAGGACTTGTGCTCTTGCTTGAGTGAAGCTTAGATGTTCTTGTAGATATCGAGCCATATCTCTGTATTACGCCTTAGGAAATGGAGTTTTTGTGTTTACACCACTTGCTTGAGCTGTTACTGGCTTGGTAGCTGGTGACATTGTTTTGTTGCCGCCCACACTGTTTTGTACTTTACCAATCAACTCGCCTGTTTTTGGAGCAGGACGGCCTTGAGCTGTGTCACCAGTCATTTTAACTGGACTAGCTGCCATGCCTTTTGCACCAGAATTCTGTGGCACTACACTTTTTGTATTGGCACCGTCATCACCCATTTTTGCAGGTGTTACTTTGGACAAACTAACAGCTTCCATCATGCCCATTTCTTCGTCAGTAAATTCAGCTGTGTCTGTGTCGTCCATTTCTAAAGCGTCGCCGCCGTCGATATCAGATACACTATCACCACCTTCATCACCACCCATCAATGACTCAAATTCAGCCATGAGTTCGTCTAACTTGTCTTCTAAGTCAACCACACGGTCTTCAATGTCACCTTCGTCATGGTCTTTTTCCATGTCGTGTGTGAGATCTTCGCCGTCTTCTTCGGCTGCATCGTCAAATTCAACATCTGACTCTTCTTCTTCTTGCATGCCTTGTTCTTCAGCTTCAACGTTGTCAATTAACTCGTCGCTAGCATCGCCACCAAAGTCTTCGTGCATTTCATCGTACTCGATGTCTTTGGCAACTTTTTTGCCTGCTTTTTCGGCATGGTCGTCGCGTTCTGCATCAGACTCTTCGTCCAATTCTTCAGCTTCGTCTAATTCTTCGTCTTCCTCATTCATGAGGTTTTCGTAGATTTCACGGGACTTTTCTACCACGATATCGTGGAAAAGTTCTTTGGCTTTTGCCTCTTCATCATTGATCACGTATTCGATCAATTGTTCAAATTTCGATGTCATATTTTCTCCTTAAAGAATGGCTCGTAGATATATTTACATATATTACAAAATATAGGTACTTTTAAGGTTTAAAAGTGTTAGTTTTTGACTGTTTTTATTACAGTTTTACTACATTGCCGGAGCGGCAGGAGGAGGTGCATATTGTTGACGCACCTTTTTGAGTTTTTCTTTGTATTCAAAATTACGCACATCATTCATTTGACGTAATTTACTAAGTTGCTGTAGAGTGAGACGAGTCTTACGCAGGTCGCCCAATTGCGGTTGACTGTTGTCTTGACTCACATCCTGATACGCTTCAGGGCTACGGTTGTATAGTTCGTTAAGGATCATGCTGTATTTATATTGTAGGTATCGGAGGAGCACCGCCACCTGCGGCACCTGCACCAGGGCTTTGACCAGCAGCCGGAGGTGTTCCGCCAGCTTGTGGAGCACCTGCTTCAGCACCACCTTCAGCACCGGCTAGCTCTTCACCAGTGGCAATGTCTTGTTCCATGCCTGCGGGTGTAATACCAATTGAGCGTAGATCTTGACCTTGTGTAGTTTCAAGGTCTGGTTCATCACGTTCTTCCATCCACATGGCTTCGTTTTCAACAATTTCTTCTTCGCTAAGGCCTAAATAACGCTTCATCATAAAGCGTTTACTCATGTAAGGCAAGGGTTCTAGCTGTGTAAATGCACTGATACGTGTGGTATCCAACTCACTTTGACGGTAACTGGCAAAGTTTTGTGGCTCACATAACGTAACATTAAACAGGCCAGAGTCAATGTTAAATCCTCTCCAACGCAAGAACATTTTAAATTCGTCATCTAATTTCTGCATGACCAAGCGTTGTAAACGCATGCAGTACTGGTTAAAACGGTATTCTTGTATGAGTGCTGTGCCCACACGACCGTCATTCATGGCCAGATTTGAGTCGTCTGGACCGGTGGGCAAATAGCTACTTGGCACACGCAAACCACGTGCCATTTTGTTGTTAAAGTATTTTAAATCGTCAATTTCGCCTAGATTTTGTCCGCCTTGCAAGGTGTCTACACTACTGCCGCGGCCACTGGCACCGTTGAACGGAAAGAAGAAGTCTTCGTTGATACTGAGTGGATTATAGCTGGCATCCATCATGTTGGCACCACCACCTGTGGTGGTAGGAATACGACGCTGATGCATTTCGTTTTTGACACGCTCAACAAACTGCATGGCCATGTGGCTTGGCATGTCGCCCACGTCAATTTTAAACACACGACGCTCTGGAGCACGTTGTACACGATAAATCAATACTGAATCTTCCAGCAGTTCTTTTTGTTTGTAAACTTTGAAAATGTTTTCTAGGATACTTTGTCCAAATGGCCAGAAAAAGTCCAAGCCTTCGTTTAGGCTAATGTGTACCACGTGACGACTATCAATGCAAGTTTCGTTCATGGCCTGTGTGAAACGGCTCTGTCCACCGCCACCACCTGCTCCACCGCCACCACCGCCATTGGGTGCAGAATAGTTGTTTTGTCCTGCAGATCCTGTGGCACGACTCACATAGTAATCACTTGTAGTCTTTTGTGCCACACTCATGTTTTGGAAGTTAGGGTTAATATCGCGAATGATATACTGCTCAGGACGCTTGCCTTCGCTTTCGTTTACAATAACACGGGCAACTTTGACCATGTCTACCCACATCATTTCAAATGTTTCTGGGTCACGCACAAATACTTGGTCGCCGTACTTGATGGTGTTGCGAAACAGTTTGAATATACGCTGATCCAACTTGTTCATTTTGGTCCACTGCTGTAGTTGCTTTTTAATAATTTCTACTTCGTGGTCCGTGGGCTTGTCTGTAAAATTAATTTCAAACGGTGTTTCGTTTTCGTTATTCATCTGAGTACTAAACTCAGCTATGATGTCTAAACAGGCATTTACTTCACTATCGCAGTCCATGTTTTCGTACTGATTATAACGTTCAATACGATTAGGATGCCCAGAATATACCTCTGGTAGTCTGCTGGCATAGTTGCGGAAGGCAAAGTCATTGCCTGTGCCACCGTTTTCAAACCCTGCACCAGTTTGGCGTGGGTAGTTAGGTAGTCCAAACTGGTTTTGTCCTGAAATAGGACTCAGTTGTCCGCCGGTGTTGGCAACCTTAAAGTACTTTCTCCAACCCCCATTACGCCCGTTGCGGCCGCTGTCTATAGCCATTATCTAATTCCTTAGTAGTGCTATATTTACCGCAGTCTAGCTAGAGTACTGTAATAATTTTTGATCTACCGACAGCTGACTTTTGAAAATTGATGCCAGCTCTTCTAGTTTGGCCAACTGCATGGTCATCATTTCGGTATTGCCGCCGCCCAAATTCATAGCAGAACTTTCGGGTGTGTCAAGTGGCACAATAGCTTCTGTACCGTGCATGGTAAGGCCCGGTGAGTATCCACCACTAGGACCGCTTAACACTGCACCGGAAGCGGCAGAAACTTGAGCATGTATGTGTCCAGCTGTGGCTTTGCTACTGGGATTGTTATATTCATCAATGGCCAGACTTGCACCCATGTTTTTAAGCATGCCCACAATTTTTTCACCTTCTTCTGGACTAGGTGGTGACGCTAAGGCAAAGTCCATGGCACGGCCAGTTGTGTGACTGCTACTGGGCGATTTTTCTTGATGGAACTTGTCGTTGAAGCCACTAAAGTAGGCAAAACCTGGAACTGTGGCCTGTACTTTTTTGGCCATTTCTATCAGTTGTGTGCTGATTTGTGCACCTGATGCTTGCACGTCGCCTTCTTTGATCTTGAGACCCATTTTGGCTAGATCTTTTTGGCTGGCTGTGGTTCCTGCTGCGGCCATAATTTCTGAACCACCCATGTCCATACCAGTACCAGTTGAACCCGGCTCAACCGCGGCAGCACCTGTATCTTCTCCGCCAATCATTGCGTTAATAAATTTTGTGAGACCTGCTAACGCACCACTTACTTTTTCTACTGCTGCAGCTGCGTATGGCAATGCTTTGATGGTCATTTTTTGAACTTCCATGCCCATGCGTTCAATTTGTTTTTGTGCTTCAATGGTGTCTTTGGTCAGTTTATCTTGTGCAGACAGTTGTGCTTCTCTAGTGGTTTTAGCTTTATCTGCACTTTTTTCTAGATCTCTATTGATAAAATCCATAGAGCCAGCAACGTTGCCATATGCTTCGCTATTGCCGTCAACTACCTTGGCATGTTGAAGCATGGTTTCTTTATTGTTCTTCATGGCCGCTTGCAATTCTCGCTCGGCCTGATCTTGATCAATCTCTCCAGATTTGACACGAGCAATAATGTCTTGTGCGGCACCATTGGTTTGATTCATCAACTGCTTGGCTGCTTCGGTGTTGGCTGCTCCTGACACTAAATCCCTTGTGCCTTGTCCTAGCTCTTTGCTGTAACTGCTCATGCTGGTCTGCAGGGCCATTAATGCTTTGGCTTCTTTTTCTTTGCCTTGTGACAGCAAGTCTTCGTAGTTGGCTCGGAAACGGCTTTCGCTTAGGGCAGAATCTTGTTGTTTTTGTATGGCGTCTCGGCTCATGCCTGTGACTTTTTGCAATTGGTCCAGCTCCATGGCATATTCTTTGGCACCCAGTGCCAATTGATCTGCTGTCATGCTTTGACTACGACCCAGTCTGGTTTGCTGGCTTGCAAAGGCTCCAACTGTTTCACCAATCTGGTCAGCATTCATACCCAACATACGCAAACTGTCATCGTTACCTTGTGTTAATTTGCCAACTGCTTCAGAAAATACCTTGGCACCATCGCCGGCAATGCCCGACATTCTGGCCAGGGCTACTGAATTGGTTTGTACCAGCTTGGTCCACGATGTTAATGCTAATCCTGTTGCGTTGGACTGATCCAACACACCTTGCATGCCATCGGCACCCAATGCACCCACTTCCGCCATGCTGTTGAACGACTTGGTTGCTTGATCCATTTGATCCAGCAAGAACTTGGCTGCTTCGGCAGTTGCTTTGAGTGTAGCCGACAGTGCATCACCAGCAAACGGTATGGCTTTGGCCATGCCACCTAGTGCATTGGCTGCAATGTCTACTACCTTGTTCATGGACTTGAAGCTGGTATCACCTTCGCCAACAGTTTTGGCCAGACTGCCAAGACCTGGGCCAATACTCTTGACGCCTTTCCATGTGGCTTTGCCAAAGGCCTCTAGGCCTTTTTCAGCGTCTTGGCTGGCTGAGGCAAGCCCTTGTACAGCTTGACGCAATTCGTCCATTTGTTGTTGTAGTTCGTTATCAGTTGCCATTTATCAAGTCCGATAGTTTAATAATTTTTCTTTGTAGGATAACTGCTCACGAGCAGTAGATATCATTGCGTCAAGCTGTGTTAATTGTAGCCCGTACAGCTCATTGTCGTTGCCAGCTTGACCAGACATTGCATTGCTTAAATTTTCTGGTGTCAACGGTTTGACATCAATACCTTCCATGGATGAGTTGGGTTGATAGCCACTCATAGGGCCACTTAGGATAGCACCAGCGGCTGCACTGGCATATCCGCCTCCGCCCATTTTTTTGTCTGCCCATTCTTTAATGTCTGCTACTGTAGACATTTTTTGAAGCATAGGGTTTGCTTCCATTTGCGATGGGCTTATTACGCTAGCTAGTGGTGCCGAGTCTGGTTGGCTTAGAACTTTTACAGCACCATTGGGGCCCAAGAAGTGTGCCAGATAAATGGCTGCATCAGAGGTGCTTACCTTTTGTTTTTCCAGATACTGACGATTAGTATCCATTAGCTGATTTAATGCTTCTTTTTGTACACCAGTATCTGATTTATAATCATCCCAGGTTTTGCCGTACAGAGGATTTTCTTTGCCAGCTTTGCCGGCCAGCCCTTCAAACGTACCTTTGGTAAACTGTGCCAGACCAAATGCCGAACTTGTAGCTTTGCCGCCTTCACCACTTTGATTGGCTATGTTTTTTCCGCCTGACTCAGCTTGTATAATTTTTTCTGCCAGTGTTTTTTTCTGATCATCACTACCACCGGCTTGAGCGGCCATGATTTCGCCGCCACCCATGTCCATGCCGGTACCAGTTGACCCAGATGCTACCAATGCACGATCAACCCGCTCGTCGTCTTTTTTACCTAGCTGTTTATTGACCCATTTGAACATGTCGGCCATGGATTTGGCTACATTTTTCACAACCGGTGCTGCTTTGTCCATGAACGTAAATCCCAGCTCTTGGATTTCTATATTCATACGTTCAATATTTTTTTGTGCTTTGACCGTGTCTTTGGTCAATTGGTCTTGGCCGTCTATTTGAGCTGCTGTAGCTGTTTTGGCCTTGTCCCAGGCCTTATTAAGATCTCGATTATTAAAATCAGACAGTTCGGCTTGATCAACAAACGGACTAGTATTTTTGTCTGCTGTTTTAGCGTACTGTCGTTGGCTGTCCATGTTTTTTCTAGTGGCTGCTTGCAATTCAACCTGTGCTTGCTTTTCATCAATTTGACCGCTTTTCATTCGATCAATAATGTCATTAACAGCACCACCACTGGATGCTATCAGGGCCTTGGCGGCCTTGGTATTGGCACCCCCTAATATATCTCTGATGCCTTTTCCTAGTTCACCATCGCCCATGGCTGTTGATAATCTTAAAAATTTCTGTGCAGTTTCGCCTTGACCTTTGTCGGTCATGTCTTGTATGTTGGCTCTGAAACGACTTTCACTTAATGCCTTGTCTTGTTGCTTTTGTATTTCACTGCGATTCAGGCCTGTGACTTTTTGCAGTTGATCTAGTTCTATGGCATACTTTCTGGTACCATCAGCTAGTTGCTGATTGGATTTGCCTTGGGCTTCTCCAAGACGTGTTTGCTGTGACAAATAGGCTGCAGTGGTTTCACCTATTTGCTCTGCATTCATACCCAACATACGCAAGCTGTCATCACCTTGTTTGGTAAACTTTCCTACTATGTCACTAAAGTCTTCGGCACCTTCGCCAGTGACGCCACGCCAACGTGCTAAAGCCACAGAGTTTTGGCCTACTATTTTGGTAAAACTGGTCAACGGCATGCCCGACGCAATAAATTGTCGTTGCATTCCTTTGATGCCATCAGCAGTGGCGGCACCAACTTTGGCCACATCATTATAGGCCTTGATGGATTGATCCATTTGTTTAAGTAAGAATTTGGTAGCTTCGCCTGTGGCTTCGATAGCCGCAGCTGCAGCTTGTCCTGCGTAGGGAACAGTCTTGGCCATAGCTTGCAACGCACCGCTGGCTATGTCAACTACATTTTCCAAACTTTGAAAACTGGTTTTTCCGTTGCTGGCACCAGCGGCCCAGCTTCCTAGACTTTTGGTAACTGCAGCGGCACCTTGCCCAGTGGCTTTTAAAAAAGCATCTAAGCCTTGTGCGTCATCTTTGGCTTGGCGAGAAATACCTTGAAAGGAATCTCGCAATTTGCTCATTCCGTCAATTATTTCATCATTTTCATTGGCCATGGGTTTTTAGCTCGCTAAGTAGTATACTAATACTTATGGTGAAAAAATGACCCAAACTACCAATCCTTTGAGCAAATACTTTAGACAACCAGCAATTCATTTGCGGTTGCCCAGTGGCGGGAAATTTTATCCTGCAGGCACAGTAGCACTGCCGCCCAATGGTGAAATTCCAATATTTCCTATGACTGCTGTGGACGAAATTACCAATCGAACGCCAGACGCCTTGTTTAACGGTGCAAGTACCGCTGGAGTTATTGGCAGTTGTGTGCCAGCTATTGCAGATCCGTGGGCAGTAACAGCCGTGGATCTTAGTGCATTGTTGTGTGCTATTCGACTAGCCAGTTACGGACACGAAATGGAAATTTCGTCTACTTGTCCTAGTTGTGGCCACACTCATCAGGTCACAGTTGATCTGCGTACAGTGTTAGACAACATAAAAATGCCCGACTACGATAAACCGTTGTCAATTGGTGATTTAACCATGTTCTTTACGCCACTAACCTATCGTCAAATCAACGATATCAGCCGTGTACAGTACGAAGATTCAAAAATTATACAAATTGTCAACAACAGCGACACCGGCGAAGAAGAAAAAATGAAACAGCTAGGTGATGCATTTAGACGCATTACCAACTTGACTATTCGCAGTATCAGTGCTTCGGTTGCCGCAGTTAAAACTTCAGATGCTATGGTAACCGACGGCAAGCAAATTGAAGAGTTTTTGGTCAATGCACCAAAGAACGTGTTTGAAACAGTACGTGACAAAGTAATTGAACTGAGATCACAAACAGATATTCCCCCACTACAACTTACTTGTCCTGAATGCTCGCATGAGTATAAACAAGAGTTTACTCTTGACATGTCAAATTTTTTCGAAACCGCCTCCTAGTCCTAGACTCCGAAGGCATCGGCCTTATGGTCGAAGCCATGGAGAAAGAAACACGCAACATTCGGCTTGATGTTTTAAAATTGTGTTGGTACATGCGAGGCGGGGTAACATACGATGAAGCCATGCAGATGAGTCGATCCGAACGCGGCATTATCGATGACATCGTAAAAGAAAATCTTGAGACTACTAAAAAATCTGGATTGCCTTTCTTCTGATGCTAGACTTAACAACTGTAAAACAAGCAATAGAGCAGTGGATAGTAGACTTTGTAGAAGTTCCTCATCCTGCACTGGGCAACTGGGCTCCGTGCCCGTATGCTAGAAAAGCTAGACTAGATAAAGACTTTGAAGTCAGGTTAGGCACAGATCCTTATGTAGACTTGCTGGAGATTTCCAAAAGTGGATTAAACAAGAGTGTTATTATCTTTGCTTACGATCCTGCATATTGGGAATACCGGCATTTTAGCGAAAGTCTACGGGCTGCAAACATTGTGCACCTATTGGATAACAACTTGTTGGCTTTAGAGGATCATCCAGGCGATCCTGAAATTGTCAATGGTGTTAGTATGAATCAAGGTACCTATGCCTTGGCTCTGGTGCAAAGTCTGAGTGACCTAAATGAAAAAGCCCAACTTGTTGCCAAGAAGGGCTTTTATGATACCTGGCCTGAAGAATATCTAACAGCTTTGTTTACACATCGTAAAGATCCGAGACAGATTTAAGTTTGCTGTCTCGTTGGCATAACCAACGGTATCGATCTGTATCAGCAGTCCACTCTGCTCCATCCCACCACTCAAATCCCTGTACGTTTGATTTGTATACACTGCTACGTTCATATCCTGGGCCAAGATACACAAACTCATAGCCTGATTGTTTGGCCCACGCAATCTCGTGCTGTAGACTAGTGTTGCCCAACTTGGTAGCTGGTCGACTGTAATCCCAAACAAACAAACAAGTTTCAATGGCTTTAGGTGTGTAGTGTCTGAGTTTGGCCCATGCTACCCAGGCATCGTTTTGATAATAGGCCATGATTCGATCTTGTGTAAGTCGAAAACCAACTTCAAAATATTTTTTAAATTTTTTATAATAACAATATGCAGTATAGATATGATCCATTTCTACTAACTGACTTGGTGTTGGATCTGCAATTAACTTTGCGTTGTTCAACAACTCGTAGTCAGTATCCGTTGTGCGTACTCTGGTGCTACGACTCTGATACCATCGCATTTGCCCGCGATCAATAGTAAGCAAAAACCCAAAATCCAACGCAGCATCAAACTCGGTGTCAGCTACATCAACTAACTCACATCCAAAGTGAAAGCACTCGCCCTGCTCCTGGTGACCAAAATTATGATTGAACTGTATTTTCATTTAAATATACCCATATAACTATTTAAGGATAAACATGGACCTGTATACAATTTGGGCAAACAAAGAAGGCGACATCACGGACATTGATTGGGTCAATGGAATGAAAAGTTTCTTTGAGCATTTGATCACAGAAGGCAAAATGGAATCATACAGAATTACTAGATGTAAAATGGGCTTCCGTAGTATTGCTGACATGCCTGAATGGATGATACTGATGGAGTTCAAAGATATGGGTCAAATGGACTCGGCTTTTAAACGTGTTGCTCCACTTGAAGGTGAGCTTGAGACAAAACACAAAAGCTTCAATCAGTTTGTTGCAGGAGACATTCAACATGCCTTGTTTCGAGATTGGCCTGATACATTCTGATTGATGTTAAAAGATTAGCTACGCTAATCTATGTGTTTCGCTAAAGCTCACACATGATTGTTTTTCTTTAGCATTATCCAGATTATGCGGTCACAATTCACCGTATGCACGGTGAACTGACTTCTACATTATCCGAGTTGTAGCTGTCATTTATTATAATGAGATTGTATGTACACCATACACGGAGGCGGTTGACCGGTACCCCCTACTCAAGCTTCACATATCAACGGAACCCTAGTGACCCGATAATAAATCCAAGTCCTACGAGCATGGGTCGTATCTTTTTCAACGTTGCCCAAACCATTTGTTGCCTTAAGTTAGCAATTGCCTTTGACGCCCAAAGTTCTAGACCGGGTATTGCACCGTTCCTCGATGGGGATAGATCAAACATCTATCGCAGAGTCAGTAAAGCTGCCTATCTAAATTTTGTTTTTTATGTGACTACCGTGTATACGGCACACTATTTGTCCGTTATAGTAGTCGTCTGATTCCAATACTCTATGATTAAATTGTTCTCTAGCTTCTACGTAACTACACGCGGCCTTTGAGTTGCAATAAAATAATATTTCTCTTGTGAAGTTGTCTGAGCCTAGCTCTGCAATGTCTTTATTGAGTTGATCGTTGCTTCCATAGTATAGCTGCCAGTCTGAATCTATTTTGCTCTTAATTTTCTTGCGTTTTTTGTTGCCGTTCTTTAATTTTACTACTTTGTATGAGGTTTTACTAAATTTTGCTAATTTTTTTCCAATATACTTTCTGCCAGAAATGTTATTTGTGATCAAATAAACAAATCCGACACAATCTTCGGGTAGTTCTTGAATTTGAGTGTTTTCGTACAACCATACCATGGACTATTAGTTATGTTCAAAATTCACCCACGATACAATTTCTTCAATGCATGTATTTGATTGAGTGTTAGTAATTAGCTCAATGTAAGAACAGATATCTGTTGTATTAAGTCCATTACCAGTCCAGCTTGCACGACTACGAGACAATTCTGTATCTATACGATCCAGAGTTAACAAACTGGTTTTAAATAGCACTCGATTTTCTTTGAATGCTCGAGTCCATTGACGACTATGTTCTTTTAATGCTGTTTTACTAACGCGATAAGTTTCAAAGCTAGGAATAGGAGCAACTGTATTTTCACTTCCTGAACTGCCAATATTAATAATATATCCTGTTTTGTTTTCTTTGGACCACAGTTCGGCCACAGCAAATAACAACTTAACCTGTCCAAAATTGGCCCACTCTTCTTGAAATGGCCCATCAAAAGCATTGTTTATAAACACATCATAGTCTAAACTTTTTATAGCAAGTTTATCTATATCTTTAGTAATGTCGTAACCATTGCTACGACTATAACTATCTCCGTTAAAGTGATCAACAAATTTTGCACCTAGCCCGCGGTTGCCGCCAGTAATCATATATTTCATAATTTTTTTATTTCCTCCTTGATCCCAGACCTTGGTGAATTTTGATCCACAAGTCATCGAACACTCAAACAAGCGTCCGTTATCCAATGTTTTATTCCAACTTTCAACTAAATCTCCCCACATAGGGTTGTTAAATATTTCTTCAAGACTGTGTAGGTTAATATTAAAACTATCTAAATTATACGATTCTAAAAATGTTCTGACTTGATTTTTTCCGTCAACTTTACTAAGCTCGTTGGATTCTGGTAATACACCTTCTTCATAGAATCTTCGATCGTACAAATTATGTGTAAAAAAATTACAAGGCAACACCAATCCTTCGGCTGTAACAACTACCTTTTTTCCTAACAGTGCATCACAGTTGATCTTTGTAGTATTAAAGTATTCTTTAATATTGCCATACTGTTTTTTTAAGTCGGGCAAAAACATAATACTTTGATTGCGATATTCTGGATTTGTTGGGGGCTCAATTGCAAATCCGTTGTTAACCGGCCACAGCGGTATTTCTTCTAACGTCCTATGATTTAAAAATCTTCCAGTTTTTCTAATTAATACATTAAAAAACCCTAGCTCATTGCCCAATTGTTTTACTTTTTCAACTTCGGCTTCGTTATGACCAAACACTATAAAATTCCACTGTGCTCGTCCACCTGCGTTAATAAACGCTTTGGCATTTTCAATAACCTTGCTGTATTTTACATTTTTTCGATACAAATGCAAAGTGTTTTCAAGCCCATCGATGCCAAAATCAATTTGTCCATAGCCTGCCATTATATGTGCAATCTCTGCCCAATACTCTGGATCATGCACTCCGCCGTTGGTATGAAAGTATAACCATAGCTTTGGATTTTTTAATCTAAAGTCTCGAAGTATGTCCAGGAAGTCTGGATGCATAATTGGATCACCATAGCTACCACAGAAAAATACTTGTCGTAATCTATTACATAGTTCTGGTGTAAAGGTTTGATCTATAACATGACGATCGAGATGACACAACGGCATTCTTTTATTGATACCAATACCGTGATCGTTACGAGGGCACTGCGGGCAAGCAGCATTGCAATAACTAGTAATTTCTAATTGATACTCGTCAATCACTGTATAATTAAACATTCAACTCAACCTCTCGTTGCCATTGATCCTGGAACACCGTTTTATTTTTGTTTGTAGAACAAGTACTTGCGCACACCAAATTGGGTGTATCTGTTTTCCAAGTCAATTTTACAGTTTTTAAATCATCTTTAACAAAGTCTCGTTGAGTAGCTCCAATCCAGCAACACGGACTTAATCGACCTTGAGCATCAATGTACATACTTTTTTCATCAAGTGCATGACATTTAATAGGCCCTTGTTTGATTGCTGGTTGTTGCCATCCTATAGGAAATTCCAATCGATCAGTAAACCCACGTTTGCTAACTTTAGCACGGAACCACTTGAATCCCATGTCACGGGCCAACTGCTCGCACTCATCTACTTGATGTTGGTTGTGTTTGTACACCAGCATGTCCCATTGAGCATTTCCGCCAGCGGCAATGTATGCTTGAGCGTTGCTCATTAGCTTGGCCCAGTTTACATTTTTACGATATATCTGATTGGTATCCTCTAAACCGTCAATACTAAACACACAATAATCTTCTGGCTGATTGAATAACTTGCCCAAGGCATGCCAAAAAAATGTACTTTGAACAGCACCATTGGTATTCATGCCTAACACAATGTTGGGATTGATTTTTCTAAAGTAGTTGTAGATGTCCATGGTATAGTAGCCTGCAGCAGGATCGCCATAGTTGCCACACATAAACATTTTGTCTAATCGTGCTATTGCTCGATCGGTAAAATGTTGTTGAATATGTTCCACACGTAGATGATGCTTTGAACTTTTATTAAAGTTCGGATCGGTCTCTCTAGCACACATGGGACATGCTGCCTGACAAACGTCAGTAGGCTCAACATGGAGAACTCGAACCCTACGCAATTTCTACATCCGTGTTGTAACTTGTGAATCCACCTTCTTTGACTACTTTAAGAATGTTCTCAACTCGTCCAGCCAGCTCGTCTCTGTGGCTTACTAGCCAAATTGATTTGTGTCGTTCGCGGCTCATGTGTTTTAACAAGGCTAGAGCATTTTCAACACCTTGCGTATCCAACCCGTTGTCGATCATTTCGTCTATAAACAACAGATTGATAGGTTGGTATAGGCTTTCAAACACATCTCTGAATGCCCAGCTCATACTTAAGATTAGTCTATTACGTTCACCACGACTCAAGTTATCAAAGTCCAGCTCACGGCCTAGCTCTTCGATGCTGACAGTTAAGTCATTTTGGAACACTACTGTGTGTGGCAAGCCTACACGATCTAGGTAGTGCGTTAGTCGAGCATTTAGATAGCTAAGATTTTGTTCAATAATCTTTTTACGGATAAAGCTGTCTTTGCTGGTGAGTAGTTTGAGCAAGAAGTCTTGATGCTCTTGTAAGCGAGTAAGTTCATTAAGTGCGTCATATGTTATCTCCTGAAGGGCCTGTTGTTGCATTTCCGTAATTTGTTCTGCATACGGATCTGTTTCTGCGTGTTTGGTGGCGATCTGTTGTTCTAAATTACTCAAAGTAGCTTGATGCTGGATAGCATCTGATTCCTTGTCATAAAACATTACAGGTGGTTTACCTAACACGCCCAAGGCTGTGTGGGCAGTCTCCAACTCTGATAACAGGGTGCTGTATTCCGAGCTACTCTGTCGAGCTGTAGCCAACTCCGTCTGCTTGCTTTCCAAAACTTGTTCGTGCTTACTGTCGTGGAAGGCCTGTCCGCACGTATGACATTCATGATTTTCAAGCGTTTCAATTTCTTTTGATAGTTTGGCCGCCAACTTTTCTTCCCGACCAATATCCAATTTGATCCGCGAGATCTGACCAGATAGTTCATTGATATCCTTCCGCTTTTGATCCCATGCCTTGTGATCCGTGTGAGCTTGGATCTCTGTTTCAATCTGTATATTTTGTAACGCCTTGAGGGCTTTCTCAAGTTCCGCGATATCTTCGCCATGTTTGGTGACCCATAATGTTTGTCTACGCTTCAATGATTCAATCTGTTCTTCGATACGCTTGTTGGCTTCTTGAACAGCCCGAATTCTAAATTCTTCTTGTGTAATGCCTTCTTTGGTGGATCTATTGTGTTCTTTGATCTTGTCAGCACGTTCACTCAACATGGTAATGCCTAACAACTGCTCAATGATAGTGCGTTGATCATTTGCTTTGAGACTTAGGAAAGGTTCTGTGTAGGTGTTAAGTGCCAGGATATGTTTGAACATGTCATGACTTAGGCCTAGTGTCTGCTCAATAGCATCTTGCGTTTCTCTTGAATCACCTTGTGCTTCATCTGTGACCACTTGTTCTTGATTGTTTACAAAGAATCTTAGCACGTTGGGTTTACGTCCACGTTCAATCCGATAATCTTTGCCACCCACACTGAAATCCAAACTGACCAACATGTTTTTATTGTTGGTTTTGTTTACAAGGTTATCCTTGCGGATATTGCTGAGTGCTTGTCCGTATAGGCTGTAGCTGAGAGCATTGATAATTGTGGTTTTACCTGTGCCGTTACGACTGCCATCACCGCCTAGATCCAAGTTCTCACCTAACACTAATGTCAAGTCCTTGCGATCAAAGTCAATAGCTTGTGTGCTATTGCCCACACTCATAAAATTCTTTACGGTTAAGTTTTTTATATGGATCATAGGTTCTGATAGATCTTTAACAATAGTTTTGGATCGTAAAATTCACTTTCAATATTGGTTAGTTGATCAGTTACAATCTGATCTACACTTTCAAACTTGACTTCACCAGGTGCCATGTCTAAATCTACAGCTGAACTTTTAACAGGGATCAAGGCCATTTCTTTTAAGTTATAATCTCGAACAAATGTGTCCTTGATAAAATTAGCTTCTTCGTAGCTGATGTCAATATCTAATTCTACACGAACATGCATGTTAGGTACAAGTATTTTGGGTGCCGAATCAATGACCTGACTTAATTTAAGCACACGATACATGGGTTGTCTTGGCCACGCATGATACACTGGCTCACTTCCCCACTCGAGTATCATCATGCCACGATCAGCATCGCCGGCGTCGGCATAGTTATGTGGAAAGCAGTTGCCAATGTAGTTGATATTCTTTTTCTGTTGTCGTAAATGGAAGTGCCCACTAAACACCTTGTCAAAACCGCCAAAACTTTCTACCTTGACTTCGCCGTGGTCTGGCATTTCTACCATGGCATTCATTTTAAAGTGTGGCAATTCAAAATGCCCAAACATGTACTTGGCTGACATTTTTGGAATACGTTTATGATCATCACCCACCAGCCAGGGTGCGATTATGACATCGCCGTCTTGGAACCAATCATTGACAATCTGTATGTTGGGGATATGTTTAGCCCATTCAGTACTGTAGATATCTCGTTTGTCACGGTAATACAAATCGTGGTTGCCTGGAATAAAATAAAAACGATCAAATGCCGCTGACAGCTTTTCTAAACTACGCAGACTGTACTGCAAGGTCTGCATGTTTATAGCCGCACGTTGGTGGCTCCAATCGCCAAGGAACATGCCAGTTTCGCATCCATTAGCTCGGGCCGTTTCAATAAACCAATCAATAAAATCACTACAATCTTGATTGTGTTGTAGGCTATTTGATTTTAGGCCAAAGTGGATATCGGTACATACTGCTACTTTTTTAAATAGACTCATATCCTAGAGTATACACTATAAAAATGGGTTTCGCAACCCATCTGGTTAAGTTTCGTCGTTATATTCGGCAATGTCAATATTTGTAACAACAGATCCAAAGTTGGGATTTTTCTTGCCAGAGTTTTGTCGAGTCCATGAAGGATTAAGTCCGTTCATCTCTAATACATCGTCACGTATGTTTTGATTTTTCTTTTCTAAATTGAGAATGCGAGTAAAGCTGTTGGTAATGGCAGCAGTATAATAGGCAAATGGGTTTTGACTTTTTGACTCATCGAACTGTAAGCCAATTTGACTTAACTGCAACAAGGCTTGTCCACGCATTTCTTCATTGTAAGTGTATCCTCTCCAGTTGCTACGAGTAGCATAACGTTCGCACAGCTTCATGTACATGGTAGCAAGTGTGCGTGTAGTTTGTCCGTGATCCTTGCTGAATTCTCCATGTTCAAAATCGCCAACCCAGTGACTTTTACCTACTTGGAATGGCTGTTTGTTCTCATCCAATCGATAATGATAAAACGGCGGAAAGTTCAAGCGTACATGCTTTTCGTCCAGCACAGGAATGTCCAACAGGTCAGCCAAGGGATCTTCTTCTGCCAGGTCTAGTTCAAAAATATCTTCTATTTTTTTCTTTTTAGCCGCAGTTTTGGGCACTTTTTTGGGTGCCATGGGTATGTGTTCCCAACAGGTAATGCGGAATACCAAGTCGGTATTGGCAATTTTTTTAGGGTCTACTATGACACCTTCACGCTTTAAACGATCTGCTTTGTTGCGACGAGCTTCGGCAATAGTACGCTGATTAATTTTTTCTACAGTGGGTAGAATGATGTCGTACTGGTGATCCGTTACAGGATCTAGGTATGCACAGTAGGTGTTTTTGCTAAGGTGTATTTGTTTTAAGATATCTCTGTTGTTGAGATAATTGGTTTTTGCTGGTGTTCTTGTGGATGTAGTTGACACTAACGAATCTCCTAATAATATATTTATTGTAGCACAAAAACCACAGTTGTCAACCGGAAATCATAATCTGGGTGGTTTATTTTACCGGTAAATATATGATAGGAAAAATACCATGCCATTTATACCAGACCCTAATAACCCCACTGGCCCTTTTATCGAAATAACCGATGCTGAGTATAAAATCTGGGTTAACAATGTAGTGTCAGGAAATAACGCAATTCCTGAAACACAAGCTGTTCAACTTCAAGAAGTGCCGCCACCAGCGGTGCCCCCAGCAGCTACTGCGGTTCAAACAGACAGCACAGTTTCCGTCGGGCAAGAACTAAATGAATATGGCGATGTGTACACACCGTTACCTACACAAAATGTAATTGCTCAGCTTCAAGCTGGGGCAATCACAGAGGAGCAAGCACAGCAGATTCTCAAATTTGGCGGAACTGTTCCAACTTCTGAAATTAACACCAATTCGGCTACATCGGGATTAACGCCAGCACAGTTAAGTGCCCTGGGTGGAGCAGATCCTACTGATCCGTTTATTCGTGCCAGGTTGGGATTACCAGCTATTGGCGTGAGTCAGCCAACCTTGGTTGATGCTGTCAGCAATATTAGTTTTCCTAGCCTTAGCAGTATTCAAACCAGCATTGGAAATACATTTGCCAGCATTGCTGATTTTTTTACTCCTGCCTCATCTACTGTGTCGGCCAGCTCAGTAAAAACAACACCAACAGGCCCACAATTTCAAAATGAGTACGGAGATTTTTATACTCCCATTGATCCGGTACCTGCCAGTTCAGTACAAACCGTTGCCACCTCTCCTCAGTTGCAAAATGAGTACGGAGATTTTTATACTCCCATTGATCCGGTACCTGTTAGTTCGGTACAGACTACACCAACTGATCCATTAAGTGATGCCTACTACGAACAATTTGTACAATCTTTTAGCGAAGCAGACGTACAAACTGGTCCTGCCTTTGCACCCACAGCCGCACTAGATGAAACACCGTTGGTTTCTGTTAGTGAGGTAGATACTTTCCCAACAGATGTAAATCCTAATATTAATCCTGAAGTACCAGAATTACCTAGTGAAGTAAGCAGTGGATTTTATGACAACACTCCTGTGGTAGTAGATGCACCAGTTACCGATCCAGTGCCCGAGACTTCAGTACAGTTTGATGCCAATAATGTAGATCCTGCTGTTGATGCAGAAGCACAAGCACCAGTTGAAGATCCAGTGCCACTAAGCGAATTAGATCAAGTTCCGGTAGCACCTTACGATGACAGTGAAGCGGCCAACGCACAATTAAATCAAGACCTTGCTGACGCCGCTGAAGCCAATACTGATCTAGTAGAAATACCGCCTCCAGTTGACCCAGAACAAGATCCCACTGCCGGCGGGAATTTTGTAGAAACAGAGCCCGGTGTATATACTGTTGCTGAAGACATTCCAGAAAGCCAGGCCGAAGAACAAGAGTTGGTGCCAATTCCTGACCCTGATGTTTCGGCATCAGATGTGGCTCGTAGTCCAAATCAGTATACTCCAGAACAGTTAAATGCTATTGCTGCTGCCAACGGAGTTGATGCTGGCGATGGTGGAATCAATGTTCAATCATTGTTTGATCAAGAAGCCGCTGCTGGTGCTGCATCAATTACACAAGGATTGATAGACCAAGCACGTCAACAGCAAACCATAGCAAACCAACGTCGCCAGGTCAATAACGGCGACTGGCGTGTGAGATTAAGACTAGCACCCAGTGCCAATTATCTTTACAAATCACCTAGTCCTGGAATTATGCAACCACTGTCAATTACCGACGGTGTATTATTTCCTTACCTGCCCACAATTGATACTGCTTACAAAGCCGACTATGATCCTTATACTCTAACACATTCAAACTACAAAGGTTATTTTTACAAAGGCAGTTATGTTGATGCTGTTAACCTTAGGTGTCCGTTTACAGCACAAAGCAGTGGCGAAGCCAATTACTTGTTGGCTGTGATTACTTTCTTCAAATCTGTGACCAAAATGTTCTACGGACAAGATGCACAGCGTGGAGCTCCTCCACCGCTGGTATTTTTGTCTGGACTTGGTCAATATCAATTCAATGAGCATCCTTGCGTGGTCAGCCAGTTCAATCTTAACTTGCCCACAGACGTAGACTACATACGTGCTGGCAGTCCCAACAATGTAGGAATAAATCTAACCAATCAGCGAGCCCGTCAAGATGTATCAATTCCTGGTGGCGGCAACCTGGGCAGATGGGCACAATTGCTGGCACAAGGTATCAGCAAAGGTGCTATAGACAATCCTCCAGCACCACCTACACTGGGATTAAATAGTCCAACCTATGTACCTACCAAGATGGAAATTTCAATCACATTGTTACCAATACAAAGCCGTCAACAGGTCAGCAAACAGTTTAGCGTCAAAGAATTTGCCAATGGCAATTTAATTAAAGGAGGATTCTGGTAATGGCCACCACTTACGATTCAACCAGTCCGTACTTTACTACAGGATACAGTCAATTTTTCTTGGATGTAATGACCAATCGTCCTATACCCAAAGAAAACGACGATCGCTTGTTTAAAATCAATGTGACTTATCAATACCGACCTGATATGTTGGCATATGACTTGTATGATACGCCAAATCTTTGGTGGGTATTTTATCAACGCAATCCCAACACCTTAACAGCACCACCTTTGGATTTCAAAGCCGGTACCACAATTTATCTACCCAAAATTACTACCTTACGATCAGTACTAGGATTCTAACATGGCCGAAGACTACGATTATGCTGCTGGCCTAGCCGGAACCGATCCAGACCTAGCACCTGTTGACAGTGCTGGAGATGTTGTTACTGAAGAAGCACAGGCTCGCAGTGATGACGCTTATGCTGGCAACCCACCCGATGATCCAGCACCGGAACCCATTGATGTTGAAGGCAGAATAACCGCTGAAGATGTTGAAGTTGGCACCAACGATCCAATTAGAACATTAAACGACACACAGGCCACGCCACCTTCTAATCCCAATGCCCGTGGCAATTTTTCCCCAGGCCGAGCAACCACACAAGGCGGAGTAGGAGCACCCGGAGACGACTCTGGGGCTGTAACTAAAAACACCACCAGAACTGCAATCGATGGAGTGTTCAACACTGGCAAAATTATACCACAGGCCAACATATTAGATCAGTACGGTAGTTATACCTATGCAGCCAGTTTATACTTGATGAAGCCCGAAGCTTACACACAGTTGATGAAGTCATCAAAAAAAACCATAGCCGGCAGTCAGTTATTGATTCAAAGTGGTGGTGCCCCAGTGGGCGGACGCAATCCTTATTTTTCCAATGATTATTATATTGACAAAATTGTTCTTAAAAGCGTAATCACAGGCAAAGGAACCAATGCCGCACACAATGTTAACGATGTAAAATTTACCATTACAGAACCCAATGGCATATCCTTAATACCAAATCTTGATAAAGCTGTGCAATCGTATCTGGGCGGTGCCGGTGAAAAAAAGAAAAACTATGCGTCAGCTGTTTATCTTTTGGTCATGAGATTCTATGGCTATGACGATACTGGAAAATTAGTTCAAGGCGGCGTGCCTGGAGTATTCAACGGCACCGGTGCTGGCAGTGCATTTGTTGAAAAATTTTATCCCATTACCATAAGTGATATTAAATTCAAAGTGGCCAACAAAGTTGTAGAATATGAAGTAACCGGCACTGCCGTCAGCACACAAGTTGCAGCTGGTGCAGTACGTGGTAGTATTCCATACAATGTTGAGCTAGGCGGAATGACAGTAAAAGAAGCCCTCAACGGCCCGGCACAAATAGTAGATGGAAAAACTGGAAAACCAGTCAACGACACCAATGCCGCAGATCAAGTCACAGGGTCGCGTACAGTTGCTGGTGCAACCGCTGTGCCTACCACTAATGAACGAGAAAGCACCACAACATCTGAGGCACCTGGAGCCGAAGGCAGTGCCGAAGCCAATGCACCGTCTGCACCACCCAAGGCCAGTTCAGCTCCCTCACCAAAACCTACAATACGTCAAGGATTGTTTTCGGCACTCAATCAATTTCAACAAGAGTTGGTTAAAAAGGGAATTTATACCTACGCAGACACCTATAGCGTAGAATTTGCCAACCCTAGTCTAGAACAAGCAACAATACAAGTCAAGAATCCAGAAAAGAATCAAACTGGGTCGTCCAAGCCTGCCACAGCGGCCGACGCAAAAGACCCAGCCAAGAATCGTGTAGATAACAAAACTAGAAATCTCAGTGTAGTAGCCGGAACACAAATTGTACAGTTCATAACCAAGATTCTACAAAACAGCAGTTATGTTACTGATCAGGCCATTGTCAAAGCCAGTGAACAACCCAGCGGCAAATTGGAATCCAATGGCAAACCTGGCAACAATGTGGCCAGTTTCAAAATCAACATGGTGGCCACGCCCAAGAAATATGATCCTAAACGCAATGACTATGCCTACGATATCAAGTATGTGGTCAGCCCTTACAAGCTCAGTAACTTGATCTCCAACTATTATCAAATACCCAAATTCAATGGAGTACACAAAGAATACAACTATTGGTTCACCGGAGAAAACACACAGGTTCTTAGCTATGAACAAAGTTACAATGCTTTGTATCATGCAGTGATGTCTGGCAATCCTGGACAACTGGGCGGAACAATAATTCAAGATGCTATTAAAACCAATTTCCAACCCAACAGTAACGAAAGCAATCAAGGTGCCAAAAATAATGTCAACGAAATTGGTGCCAACTTTACAGATGCGTTGTTTAATCCAGGTGATTTAGCCAGTGCTACATTGCAGATTATAGGCGATCCAGCCTGGCTTCAGCAAGGAGATGTAAATCCGGTATTTGCCAAAACGTTTAATCCTAATCCGTTTATGGCCGACGGCACCATTAACTTTGACAGTCAACAAATTTTGTTTGAAATTTTAATTAATACTCCCAGTGACTACAATCTTGCCACAGGTATTATTGATCCAAATGTGCGAAATACCGTGTTTCAAAGTAATAACAAACCTGGAGCCACCAGACAAAGTTATGTGTATCAAGCCACCGAATGCCTGAGTGAGTTTTCTCGAGGTAAGTTTACCCAAACACTCAAAGGAGTCTTGTTAACTTACTTGCCAGATCAAACCTTTAAGGATCGTCAAGCGTCGGGTCGTCCTGGCACTGGTGCTAAGAAAAATGCGGCCTTGGGAAGTAGACCCACTGCCACAGGCGGAGTAAATAATGCCGCTGGCAGAATTGGCAATGGTACATTACCGGGCACTGCTGGCACTGGATCTAATGCAGGAACTAGAGATACTACTAACCCGGCTGCTACTGAAAATACACCCGGCGAGTGGACCAATATCGATGAAGCAACAACCGGTACTGAAGATGAATGGATTGACAACGGCGACGGAACATTTACACTAGCCGAAGACGCCAACAATCAACTTGATATTCCAGAAATAGATCCAGGACCCGAAGACCCTACATCAGATGGCGACATTGAGCCAATTGATGCTGCTGGCGGAGATGCAGAAGATGGCGGTATAATTGAAGATGGACAAATAATGGCGAGAGAGGCATAATGGCAGAGAATACACAACGCAGTCGAGGACGCCCCCAGGGATACAAACTTGATCGTGGGGGCATGCCCACAGAAATGGGTCCGTTTGTTGGCGTAGTAGTCAACAATGTGGATCAGACACGTGGCGGACGTTTACAAGTGGTGGTTGCAGAATTTTCCGATACCAACAAAGATGGCACTCAAAATCTAACAGATCAATCCTTATGGCGTACAGTGAGTTATTGTCCGCCATTTTACGGAGCCACACCCAAGGGTGGCAGTGCCGGCACAGGTACATACCTATCAGGTAACCAACAAAGTTATGGCATGTGGTTTACACCACCCGACATAGGTACACGAGTGTTGTGCTTTTTTGTCAACGGCGATCCCAATCAAGGTTACTATATTGGTTGTATACCTGAACCCGGTATCAATCATATGATTCCAGCTATTGGTGCTGTGCCCAAATCTCGTGCCGAAGTACAAAATAAAAATCAAGGAACTTATACTGCAAATGCTCCACTACTGCCAGTAACTGAAATCAACAATTCTGTTAAAAATCCCAAGACCAACGAAAGTCCCAGATTCTTTGACGAGAAAAAACCTGTACATTCATTTGTGGCAGCTGCATTGTTCCAACAAGGCTTATTGGCTGATCCAGTGCGTGGCAGTATTGGCAGCACTAGCCAACGTGAAAGTCCTAGTAACTGTTATGGAATCAGCACTCCGGGCCGTGCAGTTTATCAAGGCGGACTTGGTGGCACAGGTGACGACAAAGCACTAGATAACTTAAACAAACAAACATTGGCCGGCCTTAAAGTAGTTGCTCGCAGAGGCGGCCACACCCTGGTCATGGACGATGGTGATTTAGAAGGCAACGACAATTTGATTCGTATTAGAACTGCCAAAGGACATCAAATAACCATGAGCGACGACGGTAACTGTTTTTACATTTGTCACGCCAACGGACAAACCTGGGTTGAGCTAGGACAAGAAGGCACACTAGATGTGTTTAGTACCAACTCAATTAACTTAAGAACACAAGGTACAGTAAACATACATGCTGACGAAGATATCAACATGTATGCCGGTAAAACAATTAATATTAAAAGCAAGACCAGCACATCTATACAAAGTGACGGTGGCCTGGATGTGGCCTGCAAAAAAGAGCTAACTTTATTTTCCAGCAGTAAACTAGGCATTAAAAGCAAAGGAGCCTTGGCGTTAAAAGGCACAACAGGAACCTTTGATGGTGGCAGCACGCTAAGTCTCAAAGGCGGTGTGTTAAATCTCAATGGTGGTGCTGCTGGGGACATAACAACACCCAAGGGTATTACCAAAACCAAAATGCCATCTACTACATTTAATAACAGCACCGGATGGACCGTAAGTGCCACTGGCCTAGAAAGTATTGTAACTCGTGCACCAACGCACGAACCGTATCCTTACCATAATCAAGGTGTAGCAGCCAGTGTAAGTTTACAAAAAGGTCAAACTACAGCCAGCCCTGATTCGCCCACTGTGCCAGATGATTGGAGTATAACCAAAGAATGAGTATTTTTAACTATACTCTCCCGTCAGGTGCTAAATTTAGAGTCGTTGGACCGACTGGTGCCACACAGGCTCAGGCTGATAGAATATTCTATGAACAAGTTGCTTCAGGAAGTTTAGTTGGCTACGAATCAGGACAAACGCTGACCAGTGCTGCTAGTAAAGCTGTAAAATTTGAACTCAGTCGTCTTGAACGTGGCACAGCTGGTGTAGAAAGTTCTACAGCCCTTGCTGTGGTGTTAGGATTGCCCACAGTCACTGGCATTCCAGATCTTGTTAATACACCATTAACAAACCCAATCAACCAAGCTGACATAGTGTTGGCCAAAGGCGGCGACCTAGTACCTGATCCAATTGGCCCACTTAGTGGTGACGATGTACAAAAACTACTGGCACAAATTACTAACATTGTAGATCAGGCTGCCGATGAAATAACCTTAGAAAAAGGCATTGGCAAATACGGACTTACCGCCTACCAACTTGAACAAGCCGGATATGTCAAGCCTGGAACCAGTGCCAAATATCTAAGCGATGATCCAAATAGTTTTGTAGACACAATGAATACTCCTAGTGTGTGGACCGGGCTTGGCGGCGTAACATCGTTAGATACCATTCTTGGTGATGAAACCCTACAAAACAATATACAAACCGATCTTATGAAAAGTGGGTTTGAATCTTTACAAGCCGCCGGAGTTATTCGTACAGTTCCGTCTGCTCAAACAACCACAAGCCAAGGCACAATATATACCAACAACGGATTACAAACTTTTTCATCTCTGGCACAATTAGGTGGAAGTCTAGCTCTTTCCTTGTTGTCAAGACCAGGATCCTTTCAGTTACCTAATTTAAGTACAATTGCATCGGGTGTTACAAACAGCTTGACTTCTGGATTAAGTAGCCTAGGCGGCCTAGCCAACTTGAATGTTGCTGGCATTGGCACCAGCGTCACGGGTATAACAAACCAAGTGACTGGTCAAATTGGTGCATTGGTTGCCAATGCCAGCAAGTTTGGTAGCGACGCCACTGCCTTATGGGCCGGTGCCGGTGGACTTGGCAATGTTTCTGCACTTACTGGTAGCTTGAATAACATTGTTGGCGGAAGTTTAACTAATCTTGCTGGGGGAGTCACTGGCAGCTTGCAGAGTTTAACTGGAGGATTTGGCAGTAGTCTAAACGGAATCACTAGTAACCTAACAAATCTTGTTCCTGGCTCGCTAGGAAACTTAACAGGGTCAATGGACATACTTGGTAAAGCCAGTCAGTTTGCCACAAACTTCAATAATCCATTGTCTAGTCTTAACAGCCTTCCTAGCATAGGTGCCATTCAAGGACAACTAAGTGGCCAACTTACCAATCTTCAAGGACAGCTTAGTGGTCAACTTACAAATATTCAGGGACAACTAAGTGGACTAGCAGACAATCTTAGCAGTAGCTTTGCTAGTTTAGCCGACAACTTTGGCAATTTTGACCTAGGTAGTTTTGACCTGAACAGTTTTGGAGATCTTGCTGGCGGCTTTGGCGACTTTGGCGGCTTTGGCGGAGGAGGCGGCGATTTAGTTTCTGGAACACAAGTGGCTGCTGGATTCAACAATACTGTAAATCGCAAAACAGTTGATGCCGCAACCAAACGATTTATTGGCAGTGCCAAGATTCCGTTGCCGGTATATGAATATCCCAGTTTGCCTAGTGTAGCCGAACGATTGGACATACAACAAGCAGAGACTGCACTGCAATCTTCTGACGACAGTGGCTATTCTACCGCAGTTTAATAAAGAGTAAATACAGTCATGCCAACATTTATCGGATTCAATACAATTAATCAATATAAAAAATTCACAGTTGTAGACTTTGAATTAATTAAACGTGATCTACTTAATGCTCTCAACATACGTCAAGGGCAACTAGTAGGTAGACCCGCTTATGGCACAGTGATCTGGGATTATGTGTTTGAGAACCAAACACAAGAAACCGAACGTCAAATTACCGCAGAAATACAACGTGTATGTGGCGGCGATCCCAGACTATATCTTGCCGGAGTAGAAATATTCCCACAACAAAATGGCATGCTAATTCAAGTAGAAATACAAGCTGTTCCTAGTAGCGATGCTGAGCGTTTGAGTATCTTTTTTGATCAACAACAACGCCAGGCCAGCTATGTTTAACTACCCAGTTTATTAATCCCATAAATACAAGAACACAGGATTATCATGGCCAAGACTACTAGACAAACTGCGATATTTGGAGTTGAAGATTGGAAACGAATCTATCAAACCTATCGCGAAGCTGACTTTCAAAGTTACGATTTTGAAACCTTACGCAAAAGTTTTGTAGACTACTTACGCCTGTATTATCCAGAAACATTCAATGACTATATTGAAAGTTCAGAATTTATTGCCTTGCTTGATGTTATGGCATTTATGGGTCAAGCCTTGGCCTTCCGTACAGATTTAAACACACGTGAAAACTACCTAGACACAGCTGAACGTAGAGACAGTGTTGTACGCTTGGCCAACTTGGTCAGCTACACTCCCAAACGCAACACCGAATCACACGGTTATCTCAAAGTATTTTCTGTAGTGACCACAGAAAACGTAGTTGACTACAACGGCATTAACCTGGCCAACGTTACAGTAAACTGGGCAGACCCCAGCAACTTTGACTGGCAAGAACAGTTTACAGCCATTGTCAATGCCAGCTTAGTAGACACTCAACGTGTGGGTCGTCCTGGTGCAAGAAATACTATTTTAGGTGTACGCACTGACGAATACACTATTAATTTGATTCCTGGATTCCTGCCAGTGATACCTTACACCGCAACCATTGATGGTGTAAACATGCCGTTTGAAGCAGTCAACGCCACTGCCACTGGAAAAGAATTTATTTACGAACCTAGTCCAAGACCCAACGGACAATTTAATGTTTTGTTCCGCAATGACGAATTGGGCTTTTCATCAGCCAACACTGGTTATTTCTTCTTGTTCAAGCAAGGCGTACTACAGAATCAAGATTTTAACTTGCCAGAGCGTGTGGCCAACCGTACAGTTAACATCAACATCGAAGGTGTCAACAATACCGACCGTTGGGTCTATCAGTTAGACAACGTAGGCAACATTGCCAAAGAGTGGACCTTTGTTGAAAGCGTTTATGGTGCTGCCATTGAACAGCTGGCACCGGGCACAAGAACAATATTTTCTGTATCCAGTCGTGTCAATGATCAAATCACACTGAACTTTGGCGACGGTGTTTTTTCAACCATTCCAGTGGGAATTTTCCGTTGTTATGTCCGTGCGTCAAATGGATTGCAGTACATTATCAATCCAGAAGAAATGCAAAGTGTACAGATTCCTATCAGTTATGTAAGTCGTACCGGACAGATTGAAACCATTACCTTTACCTGCGGTATCACAGAACCTGTTAGCAACGCCCAGGCACGTGAAACAATTGATGAGATCAAACAACGTGCTCCGGCTCGCTACTATACACAGAATCGTATGGTCAACGGCGAAGACTACAATAACTTTCCCTTTACCGCCTACAACTCCATATTAAAAAGCAAAGCACTAAATCGTGCGTCAATTGGCACAAGTCGTTATCTTGATCTGGTTGACGGCACAGGCAAATATTCCAGTACCAATTCATTTTTTAGCGACGGTGCACTGTATCAAGCAGTGAATACACCAGCGTTCCAGTTTACCTACTTGACCACCAATGACGTAACCGACGTGATTATTAATCAGTTAACCCCGTTGTTGGTTAAAGCTGGTGCTCAACAATTTTATTACAATTATTACACTCGACCAAATCTCTTGGTACTTAACAACACTTGGAATCAAAGTACTACACTGGCCAACGAGACCACAGGATATTTTGAAAACAGTCTAGGCAATCCTGTCAGCATTGGCACCTATGCCAGTAACAATATGAAATATGTTTTGGTTGGCTCCTTGGTCAAATTTATACCACCAGCTGGATATTTCTTTGACGAAAACAACAATCTCAAAGCAGGAACCCCTACTCGTGCCGACGAAAAAACAGTTATCTGGGCTAGCCCAACTGCGGTATATCTTGACGGAACAGCACAAGGTCTTGGCAATTTGCCCAACGGTCAAGGCCCAGTGGTACTTAATAACTATGTGCCAACCGGTGCTATTGCCGCCCAAGTTATTCCCTTGTTTGTCACAGACTTTTCAACGACACTAAGGCAAAGTATTCTTGATCAAATTTTGTTAAATCAAAATTTTGGCCTAGGCTATGACAGCACAGGCACTGTAACAGGAACCCCATACACTTGGTATGTAATTACTGCTAGTAATCTTGCTGTTGATGCACAGTGGAGCACCACCAATGCTGGTAGTACCTCAGGAACAAATGCTGACGCCAGTTGGTTTATACAAGCCACGACTGATGGCCAAAAATACACTATAGTTTCTCGTAGCTTAGACTACTACTATGGTAGTGTATTACAAAACAGATTCTTTTACTTTGGCAGTCAAAAAATCTACGACAGCCGCAATGGTACAGTGATCAGCGATTTTGTCAATGTATTAAAAACCAACAGCAAACCAGATAACAATACACCACTTGAAGGTGATACTCGATTAAAAATTATTGGCCAGCCGGTGCAAAGTGATGGCTATGTTGATGACTTCCAGGTCTTGGTTGGCTTTGAAGATTTTGACAGTGACGGCGTTCCTGATGATCCTGACTTTTTTAACACAATTGTGGCTCCAGCAATCAATCCAAATTTAAAGTTGGTATTTCTACAACAAACTGTGGACTTTGATAATCTTCAAAGATATCTGTTGGTTGAAAATGGCGTGGTTAATAGTTCATATGCTACCTTGAATGATATCGAACTGGTTAAAGATGAATACTTGGTTGGTCAAGTGTTCTACGCTTATAATCCTACCAGTGCCACTACAAATATTGATTACAGTGCTGGATTATTCTATACCATGGTGCTTAACTCGTCAGGTGTTAAAGTATTAGAACCCAACAATCAATTCATAGCCCGTGTTGGCCGCCAAGACTTATACACACAATATCGTCATAATAGTCCATTGACCAGTCGTCTTGATCCAGGCAGTACAAATATCATTGACCTGTATGTTATAACCTTGGCCTATTACACGGCCTATCAAAACTGGATCAAAGACTCCACAGGCACTGTGGTAGAACCAACACCACCAACCATTGATCAACTTACCACAGAGTATGCAGGCCTACAAGATTATAAAATGATTAGTGACAACGTGATTGTCAACAGCGTACAGTTCTTGCCACTGTTTGGTGCTAAGGCCCCGGAAGAATTACGTGCCACAATTAAAGTTATTAAATCTGCACAGAGCACAGCCAGTGTCAGTGAAATTAAAAATTTAGTAGTGGCCAACATGGATGCCTACTTTAGTATTGACAAGTGGGACTTCGGCGACACATTTTATTTCAGTGAACTGGCCGCATACATACATGCACAGATTGGCGACGTGGTAAGTAGTGTAGTGTTAGTTCCATTGAATCCAGAAAAATATTTTGGCGACCTGTATGAAATACGCAGTGCTCCTAATCAAATTTTTGTCAATGCCGCTACAGTTAATAACATTGAGGTAATTCAAGCATTGACTTCAACTAATATTAGAACTGCTCCAGGTAGTGGAGTAATTTAATGGCACGAGTTCGTACAGTTGAATTCCTGCCAGAAATATTTCAAACGCCGGTCAATCGGCAGTTCCTCAACGCCACTTTAGATCAGCTAGTACAAGAACCAAACTTTAGTAAGACACAAGGTTTTGTTGGACGCAAGGTTGGCCCTGGTGTTAACCCAGCCGACAAATATGTAATCGAACCAACTAAAGTTCGCAATGATTATCAATTAGAGCCCGGTGTTATCAGTTTACAACCTGATGATAACGGTACCATATTAGACGCAATTACCTATCCAGGCATCATTGATGCATTGAGATTACAAGGTGCTAATGTGACTAACCCAGATAGTATGTACGGCAGTGAATACTACACCTGGGACCCATTTGTTGATTTTGATAAGTTCATAAACTACAGCCAATATTATTGGCAACCTGCTGGCCCATTGGCTGTGGACGTAGGAGCCATTGGGGTACCATTAACTGATGACTTTGTTGTGACTCGTGCCAACGGAGTATACACGTTCAGCGGAATTCCTGGAACCAACCCAACACTAACTCTGGTGCGTGGGGGCAATTACACGTTCCAAGTTGCACAAAATGCCACAGAAGACATAAACTTTCGCGTACAAAATTCAGGTACCAGTGCCTATGTAATTGACTACGAAACTAATCCCACGCTGACTTTGGTTCGAGGTAATACCTATACCTTTACGCTGTCATTGAGCGGCCCGTTTGCATTTTACATCAAAACAGAAGCCACACTAGGTAACACTGAATTATATGAAGGTGTACTATCAGATGGTAGTCCTGCTGTTACTAACAATGGTGCGTACACTGGAACTGTCACATTTACCGTGCCACAAGATGCTCCAGATGTGTTATATTATGCCAATTCCACACAGCTTAATATGCGTGGAACTTTTGTAATTGAGGATGCTACACCAGGCACCGGCCCAGGCTTCTGGATTCAAACTGATCCTGGAGTTAATGGAGTGTTACCTTATGCTTCCAATATCAGCAGTAGAGACGTACTAGGAGTTATCAACAACGGCGAAGATCTTGGCACTGTGTCATTTAATGTGCCTCTAAGTACCGCCCAAGATTTTTATTATGGTCTATCAAAGATTGGCAACATTGCTGGCAAGCCAGCTGGCACTGTTGATCTAGTCACCACATTAAAATTTAATGAAATCAATAATCAATTCATTACTACCAACGACAATGGCAATATTGTTCCTGGGCCATTTTTTGTAGCCAATCCAACTGGCATCGATGGCATCACCGAATTAAATGGAAAGACCATTGTATTTTTAAATCAAGAACCCGATACTGAATCAGGCGGCTGGCAAATAACCACGCAGTTTGACCCGATCACAAGAACAGTTCCTAATCAAGTATCAGTGACACAAAGTTACGACGTCAACGGTCAACCCTACGACGATCAACCGTACGAAACACTCAGTAATGCTATCGTAAGCGGAAGCCCAGATCCCAAAGACGGTCAGGCAGGCACGTATGATAGCATACCGTTTGACCAAACCACAGACATTACTACGCAAAGTGCCCGCTACAGTGTCTGGCAGATACAATATGTGACAGCTAACGACGGATCCAAGTATATAAAATTAAACAGTGTGTTGTCTGTAGCCAACTTGGAAAAGTTTCAAATTCTTTATGGAGCACAATATGCCACCACTGAGTGGTATAAAAATGCCGAAGGATATTTTGAAGAATTTCCTTTGCTGACTGCAATTAAAAATCTGTTATGGTACCAGGACGGAACAGATCCAGAAATTTTTGGACAACTTAGATTAATTGATCAAGACAAACAAGCTACACTGTTTATTGAAGATATTGTTGGTCAAAAAAATTACACCAGCCCTAATGGTGTGGTGTTTACCAATGGATTGAAAGTGCAGTTTCGTGGTGAGGTTGAGCCGGCCAGTTACCAAAATAATTCATACTATGTTGAAGGAGTAGGCACAGCTATACAACTGTTGCCTGTAACAAATTTTGTCACTCCTGAACCCTATACCAATAGCCAAACAATACCATACGACTCAACACCGTTTGATGTTGGCAACTACGATGCTTCGCTGAACGCACCTCTGGTCCCAGATTATCTGGTTATAAATCGTGCCAGCCCAGACCTTAACGCATGGACACGAACCAATCGTTGGTTCCATATTGATGTTATAACTTACGCCGCAGAACTCAACGGCTTGACACCAACTGTAGACCAAAACTATAGAGCACGACGTCCTATTTTAGAATATCGTGCTGGTACTCGATTATTCGAGTATGGCACACAAGGTAAACAACCAATTGATGTCATTGATTTCACCGCCACTGACGCCTTGAGTACTATTAACGGAACTACAGGATATTCAATTGACGGATACTCACTCCTTCAAGGTAGTCGGGTTATATTTGCTGCTGACACTGACAGTCAGGTAAGAAATAAAATTTATCAAGTAGAATTTATTACTCCGGATACAGTACCACCTGAGATTCCACAACCAATTATTAACTTGGTACCTGCTCCAGATGCTACTGTGTTGTACGATCAAAGTACTGTGTGCCTAAGTGGTGTTACCTTGCAAGGCAAGGCTTTTTGGTACGACGGTGTTGAATGGTTGGAGTCTCAAGAAAAAACCACAGTCAATCAAGCACCATTGTTTGATGTTTACAACACCAACGGTGTTAGTTTTGGCGATCGTGCGGCATATCCAAGTACTACCTTCCGCGGTTGTAAGCTGTTTAGTTACGCAACCAGCAATCTCAGTCCAGACGCTGTGCTAGGATTTCCTTTAAGATATTTGAGCCTGGATAACATTGGTGATATTGTTTTTGACAATAATCTTTATACAGACACCTTTGGTTATGTGTTAGGATCAACAGGTCAGACTGTTGATGTCAGCAGTGGATTTGTAAGACAGTATTCTAACAGACTAGATTATCGTAGTGAAATTGGCTGGCAACCGGCTGCTACACGCAGTATCCAAAGACAACAATTTCAATTTACTTACGATGGTAGTCCTTTGCTATTAGATGTAGCGGTTAATACCAACAACGTAATACCAGCTGTACAATTATATGTAAACAGCCAGTTCCAAGACCCAGGTCGATATACCTACACCACCACTAGTGATACTACAACTATTACCATGAGCAAAACTTATGTGTTGCCAGGTGATGTAATTGAAGTAGCGGTATTAAGTGATCAGGTCAGTGCAACAGCATTTTATCAAATTCCTGTTAATTTAGAAAATAATCCACTCAATACCAACAATAGTATCTTTACTTTAGGCACAGCTCGCACACATTACGAAACTGTTGGCGAAAATTTGCTTGGACTTGTAGGTCCAATTATTGGCCCAAACAACACCAGAGACTTGGGCAACATTGTTCCTTTTGGTCAACAAATACTACAACAAAGTAGTCCGTTGACCTTGGCCGGCTATTTCATGCGTAGCAAAGAATATGATATTTTTGGTGCATTAGAATACAACAGCCGAGAGTACATCAAGTTTAAATCTTTGTTGATAGACACTGTGGTACGTAATGATTATGGAGACATGACTGTGGCTGAAATATTAGATTCAGCTATAGCCACTATTACCAATGGACGTACAGATACTAATCCATTTTATTGGAGCGACATGTTGCCTACAGGGTCGGTGTACACACAAACAGTCAACACTATTACCCCAATTAGCACTCCAATATTCAACACAGTACAGACCTATGATTTTACCAGTTCTAACTATCTTGGATTACTGGTATATCTGACAAGGACTATTAATAATCAGCCAGTCACAACTTTATTGACTCGTGATGTAGAATATGTAGTGGCCACAGATAGTCCCAGACTTACTATAACAGTTCCTCTGAATGTTGGGGATATTGTAACCATCAATGAGTATGGCAATACCGCCGGCAATTTTGTGCCTAATACTCCTACTAAACTAGGACTGTATCCAAAGTATTTGCCAAGAATATTCTATGACATTGACTATGTGAATCCTGCATTGGTTGTGCAAGGGCATGATGGCAGTATCACTATTGCTTTCACCACTACAGATCAATACAACAATGGCCGCATTGACATACGTGATCAAATATTATTAGAATTTGAAAAACGTATCTATGACAATTTAAAAAACGACGGCAACCCAGTACCGCTAACTGCGGAAGAAGTAATTCCTGGGTTCTTCCGCAAGACTGATTACACTCAAACAAATATCAATAATATCTTGAGTGAAAGTTTTTTGACCTGGGTTGGATGGAACAAACTGGATTATAAACGTCAAGACTACATTGCCAATAATCCATTCACTTACAATTACAGCACCGCTGGCAACAAAATTAACGAAGACCCGTTATTGGGTGCCTGGCGTGGCATCTATCGTTATTTCTACGACACATTAACTCCCAATTTAACTCCCTGGGAGATGTTGGGCCTGACTGAAAAACCAGTCTGGTGGGAAGAACGCTATGGTCCTGCCCCATATACCAGTGATAACTTGGTATTGTGGGACGACTTAGAGGCTGGCTTGGTAGCAGACCCAATTGCACCTTACATTAAACCCAACTATGTAAGACCAGGCCTAACAAAACTTATTCCTGTTGGCACAGAAGGCGAGTTATTGGCACCACTTTATAGTGTAGTTGGCAGTTATAATTCTAACGCATTCCAAAAGAGTTGGAGTGCCGGCGACGGCGGCCCAGTAGAAGCAAGTTGGTGGATGAGTTCCAGTTATCCATTTGCGGTCATGCGTTTGTTGATATTGACCAAGCCAGCAGAATTCTTTGCCCTGTTTGCTGATAGAGATTTATATCGTTATGATTTTGAACTGGAACAATATCTTTACAATGGGCGTTATAGGCTAGATGCCAATGGCATAGAAGTATATGGCAACGGCGTCAGCAAGGCCAGTTACATTGACTGGATCGTTGACTACAATCGTCAATTAGGACGTAACAGTACAACTGCGTTGACTAACGATTTGGCCAATCTTGATGTGCGTTTGTGCTATCGTATGGCCAGTTTCACAGACAAACAATACCTTGACGTGATATTAGAACGTCAAAGTCCAAACAGTACCAACAGTAGTTTGACATTGCCGGACAACAACTATCAATTGTTGTTGTATAAAAATCAGCCATTCAACGAAATTGTTTATAGTGCGTTAATCATTGAAATAGTCTCAGGCGGTTATGCAGTATACGGATACAACAATGCCACGCCATATTTTAATATTTTTGCTAGTGCCAGCAACGGATTGTTAAAAACAGTCAGCGGTGGAGGTACCGCAGTTCGAGTACCAGCACAATATAGTGATACAGTAGTACAAATACCTTATGGATATACTTTTGTTAATAATACTGTTGTAGTTGATTTTATTTTAAGCTACGGTGCTTATCTTGAAAAGCAAGGGTTAATTTTCAATGATTATGAAAATGGTTACAAACTTGACTGGACACAAATGGCCACAGAGTTTTTATACTACAGTCAACAAGGATGGACGCCTGGCACTATTATCAATTTAAATCCGTGTGCTACTACACTCAAGGCATTCCGTGCTGGATCAGTAGTTGATACTATTATCAGCACCAGCCCAGAACAACTTTTACTTGATCAAAATCGCACCACTCTTCCTACTAGAGATTTGATTGTACAACGTGATGGTGATGCATTTAGTGTGACTAGTGCAAGCAATCAATCTATATCATATTTGCATTTGAAATTTACCAGTTATGAAACTATGATGGTCCTGGACAATGTCAGCATATTCCAAGATCTTGTGTACGATCCTGCTACCTCAGCAAGACAAAGTCGTATCCGTATAGTTGCAGCTACGTCCAATGAGTGGAATGGTGTGTTAGATGCACAAGGCTTTATACTTAATAATAACAGTAATGTCAAAGAATGGTTGCCAAACAAAAAATACACCAAAGGCGAAATTGTAATTTATAAAAACAACTATTGGTCAGCACAAACTATTGTACAACCCAAAGTAGAATTTGATTACAATGACTGGGTCAAGAGTGACTACACTAAAATACAAGGTGGTCTGTTGCCCAACTTGGCCAACAAAGCCAATCAATTGGCCAACAGCTACGACACACAACAAGCCAATCTTGAAAGCGACAACGATTTATTAAGTTTTGGACTTATAGGTTTCCGCCCACGCCAGTATATGACTGATTTGAACCTAGACGATATCAGTCAAGTAAATCTTTATCAACAATTCTTGCCTACCAAAGGTACACTACGATCTGCACAATTGTTTACTCGTGCAGACCTGGGCAAAGAAACTGGTGATTATGAAATTTTTGAAAACTGGGGTGTATTGGTTGGAACATACGGAGCCAATGCTAACCGCAGTTTCTTTGAACTAAGATTAAATGAAGCCTACTTAAGATCAGATCCTTGCACTGTGCAGGTAATCAATCCTGGCGAAACCAGTCAGGCCAATCAAACTATTTTATTAGATGATGTATGGCGTGAAAGTTATAAACTAACCAGCCCTGATATTTTACCAACCACGTATACAACCAACCGCGATACTGCATTGCCTAGTGCTGGATATGTAAATCTCAATGATGTAGACCTAACAGTGTTTAGTCTTGATGACCCAACAAGCATTGCCGCAAACATCAACGACATTGGAGTTGGTACTACTATTTGGGCCGCCAAATCTAACAGCTATGATTGGGACGTATATAGATGTAGTCGTGTACCAGGGCAATTAATACTAGTCACCGATAATTTAAATGGCACCAGCATTGCACAATTTTCTCAACCACACGGATTATCTATAGGCGATCTTGTAGTTTTCCGTTATTTTAATGCCAATGTAAACGGTGTGTATCGTGTGCTGGCCGTACCGGGCATTTCATCTATAACAGTTGCCTTTAACTTTGGAAGCTCCAACCAAACCAGCTTAATAGGTAGTGGATTGGTATTTTATCTACAGACCATGCGTGTGTCACAAGCTAGTGACGTAGCATCATTGCCATATTCTAATTCTTTAATTTCTGGTGCCAAAGCGTATGTTGATGACAACGGCTCAGGACACTGGGAAGTATTAGAAAAACAAAATCCATTCACTGGGTTTGATGAGTTCTCTCCAGATCCATTGGTATACAATTCACAATATGGCGTAAGTGTGACTCAACCATTAAATTTATCTGCTGCTTTGGTAGGCAGTCCGGGCACCGGAACAGATGCCGGTGCAGTATATTCCTATATCCGAGATACCACTAACAATCTATATCTGCAAGATATACAATTAGAATTAACTGCCGCCAATGTAACTGGATACGGTAATGCAGTTAAATTTGGACAAAATACTTGGGCGGTGGCTGGGGCCAGTGCCAGTAGAAATAACACAGGCTATGCTGCTACCATATACCGAGCACCAGTCACCGGCGGATACAGTACAACACAATTATTAATTGCCCCAGATCAAAATTTTGGTGCAGCAAGATTTGGCTATGCCGTAACAATAAGCCAAGATGAACGTTGGATGTATGTATCGGCACCATATGCTGATGCTGGGGGCAGAGTTTATGCCTATGGTCGAGTTGATGTAGAAGAACAATATGTGACTTACCAAACCAACGGAATCACAACTTCATTTAATTGGTCTGATTCTTTGGTGATTGATTATACTCAACCAGATCAGTTAACAGTAAGTCTTAACAATGAATTGCTTTACGAATTTACAGATTATGCAGTAAATCAAAACAATATAGTTTTTTCAGTACCACCACCACCTGGGCAACGCTTGGCTATAACTCGCCGCCAAGCAGTTCAGTTGGATTCTGCAACTTATTTTGAGGTTGAACAAAATTCAACCACCGGCAGCGGACTTGATGCAAAATTCACAGTTGATGTCACACGAGGAGTTTACACTGTTACAATAACCGATGGTGGATTAAATTATGTAGTGGGCAACCAGTTGACCATTCTAGGAACACAAATTGGTGGTGTTGCTCCTGCTAATAATTTGGTAATTACAGTAACCGCTCAGACTGGTGGATCCATAACAGAATTTACCTTTACTGGATCTGGTATTAGTAATACCGCAGTATTTTCATTAAGTCCGTATCTGTACACAGTTTTGGACATCTACTCATTTGTAGTCACAATAGATGGCGTGTTACAACGCCCACACATTGATTACGAATTCAACGAAGACAGTACAGCAACCACAGCAGATTTACGTTTACTTACAAATCCGCCAGCCGGAGCCAACATTTATGTGGTTTCAAATACTTACTGGCAATATTGCGATACAATTTCTGTTCCTGGTCTTGCCAATGATTCACGATTTGGTGTTAGCCTAGCTACCGCAACCAATGGTGCTCAGGTACTAGTTGGTTGCAACAGAGATTCTGCAATTGATGCCAATGGAAGAACTATTGCACATGCTGGCTCTGTATATGCGTTTGACCGTAGCATACTAAATTACTTGATTGACAATGTTGATACGGTAACTTACAGTATGCCAGGATCAGTAACTGGCCCAGTATCTGTTGCATTAAACAATCAATTTTTAAACGTTTACGAATTTACAGATACCAACGGACTTACGACAATTCAATTCATTAATGGCCAAGTAAATGTTAATCTCTATACCAATGAAATTACATTACTTGACAATTTAACAGTAACAGTGGGCGATGTATTAAGCGTTTCAACTAATCAATTCAGTCAAATTCAAAAGATTACTGCCAACGCACCATTGGACGAAACAGCATTTGGCCAGGCGATTGACCTTTGTCCAACCAATTGTAGTCTTTATGTTGGTGCACCGTTGGACAGCTCAGTTCTTCCACAAGCTGGTAGCGTACAAAGAAATGTAAATCAAAGTCGGGTATATGGTGTTACAACCAGTACCGTAGCCAATCCTTCTTTAACTGCTGGCGATACTATACGAATTAACAATTATGAAGTAACAGTTCCGGTTGTTCCCAACAATAACATTGAAGGGTTAATATCTGCTATTAATGCCGCAGGAATACCTAATGTAGTAGCCACAATGGCTGCCAATGCAGAATTTGTTGGTGATGGTGCAACTAAAGTATTTGATATAGGAACCCTTTATTCAGCTGCTGATAGTTATACTACAGTGGTATATGTTAACAATACATTGCAAAATTATGGATCTGATTACATCTACAACAACACCACACAACAAATATTCTTTGTGTTGGCACCTATTACCGGAGCAGTAGTTACTGTAGTGTCAGGACGCATGACATTAAACGTAAAAAATACAGAATCTGCTACAGCTTTTAATAAACTTACAGTATTGCCTGGAGTAATTGGATCTGCATTTGATGATCTTGGATGGAATACTTTTGTTTACGCACAAACAATTGTCAGCCCAAGCACATCTGATTTTGCACAATTTGGTAGTGCTTTGAGCATTGATTCTAGTAATGTTAACCTGGTAGTTGGAGCACCCAACGGCAATGTTTACCAACCTGAAATCTTTGACGGCGGTGAAACTTATTTTGACGATCGTAGCACCACATTCTTCCACCCAATCAACAACAGTGGCGTAGTTTATACCTACGATTATCTACCAAGCTCAACCTCATCAGTGACAAATCCTGGCAAATTTGTATTTGGTCAGCAGATTTACGCAGAAGAGTTAATGCCCAATGATCAATTTGGTATTGCAGTAAACTTTACCAGCGGTCGACTCATGGTGGGTGTCCCGGGCAACGACCTTGGCGATAGCACAACAAATTATGGTCGTGTCAATGTGTTTAATAATCCAGATCGCAAATTGGCCTGGACAGTAATACACGAACAACAACCAGTGGTTGATGTTGATCTGCTTAATGGCGTGTACATGTATGATAAATTAACATCGTCGACCCAGACATACTTTGATTTTATTGATCCGTTGCAAGGAAAAATTCTTGGTGCCGCTCGCAGAAACTTAGATTATATTGGTGCGGTAGATCCAGCCAGTTACAACACTGGTTCAATTCATAACAACGGCAACAGTTGGGGATCTGAACATGTAGGTCAAATGTGGTGGGATACTGACACAGTAAGATTTATTGATCCAAATCAAGACGACATTGTATACGCAAGCCGTCGCTGGAGTCAAACCTTTCCAGGCAGTCGAGTTGACATTTATCAATGGGTAGCCAGTGATGTTCCACCTCTTAGCTACACCGGTGTTGGTACTCCATTAAGTACTACAAGTTACACTGTGAGGAGCAGTTTAAATCAAGAAAATGTGTTTACCACCACGTACTATTACTGGGTACGAGGAATCACAACCATCAGTACCGGTGCTGGAAAAACTCTTAGTGCTGTAGGTGTTTCTCGATATATTGAAAATCCACGCAACAGTGGTATCCCCTACATTGCTGCTCTTAATGCCAGCACAGTGGCCATTTATAACGGACTCGAATACATATCAGCGGCAGACACAATACTGCACATAGATTATGATCGACAATTAACCGACGCAAATATTCACACAGAGTATGAATTTATTGCACAAAATAAACCAGACGCATTCTTGAGTGCTACATTATATCGTAAATTACAAGATAGTTTCTGCGGTGCCGACACCGCTGGTGCTGTAGTTCCGGATCCGTTCTTGAGCCCAGCTGAACGCTATGGTGTACAATTCCGTCCACGTCAAAGTATGTTTATTGATCGCTTCATGGCCTTGGAAAATTATCTAGGTCGTGCCAACAACGTATTGAAACAGTTTCCTATTATTGAAAGTAGAAAATTAAGTTTACTAAACAGCTCCGAGCCACAGCCAACATCAACTGTTGATGGTGTTGTAGTTTGGAATAAACGTGTGGCCAATCTTGAAGAACTCAGCTATCAAAACTTAAACAGTGTCCCATTGGGATATCTATATCTAGTAGAATCTACTAGCACACAAAATGGTTTGTGGACCATATACGAAGTAGCAATCTCAGATGTTGTTTCTACAGAAAGAACAGTTAATTTAGTTCGCGTTCAAAATTATGATACAAGACTGTATTGGGATCATATTGATTGGTACTTGCCTGGATACAATAGTACTGTCCAGCCAATAGCAGAAGTACCAGTATATTCAGCCCTAGATACTTTGTCTCTACAAGCGGCTCCAGTGGGTAGTAGCGTTAAGGTTACTGCCAACGCACAAGGAAAATTTGAAATTTATCTAAGAACCGACCTTGGCTGGGAACGTGCAGGCCTTCAAGATGGTACCATACAGTTTAAAGAAGAATTATGGAACTATTCAGCTGGCAACTTTGGGTTTGGTGTTGAGGTATTTGATGCTCAGTACTTTGATCAAGAACCAGTGATTGAGACTAGAAAAATTATTCAAGCAATCAATGAAGAATTATTCATTGATGACCTGGCTATTGAACGTAATCGTGCATTGATGTTGGTGTTTAATTTTATCTACAGTGAATTCACCACTCCAAGTTGGTTGGTTAAAAACAGCTTTATTGATGTGTTCCACAAGATTCGTTCGCTGTTGCCGTATCAAACTTATTTGCAAGACAATCAAACATTTGTGTTGGATTATATCCAAGAAGTCAAACCTTACCATGTGCAAATCAGAGAGTTTAATCTTGCTTACAACGGACAAGACGATTATCCTGGATCGCTAACAGACTTTGATGTTCCAGCATATTGGAATTCTGCGTTGGCACAGCCACAGTTTATAAGTCCAGTGCTACAAGATGATACTGCTGGACATCCATATACCCTGTCAGACAGCGTGGTTAAAAATACAATCAGTGATGCGGGTCCTAATGCTGAAATATGGACTATGGATCCTTGGAAACAATGGTATAACAATTATTTGTTAAGCATTCAAAGTGTAACTATTGTGGATGGCGGTGCTGGATATACTGTTGCTCCAGAAGTAATAGTCACTGGCGAGTGTGTTGAACAAGCAACAATGACAGCGGTGATTAACAGTGCTGGCAAAGTAGTATCAATCACAGTTGATAATCCTGGATCTGGTTATATTAGTACAGCATTAATATCATTTGCCGGCGGTAATGGCGTTGGAGTGCGAGCTGTTGCTGTTATGGGCAATGACTTGATCCGCAGTATTAAAACAACTATCAAGTACGATAGATATCAATATGTAAGTACCATTTACGAATGGCAACCCAATGTTAACTACGATAATGGTACACAAGTTAGATATGCCAATCGAGTTTGGGAAGCAGACAGCGGCGATAGTACTGGTGTAGAAAGTGCTACATTTGATCCTGCACAATGGACCTTAGTACCAGCTGACACACTTAGTGGTGTAGATCGTACCATGGGATTCTACACACCTACAGCCAACGAGCTCGGTCTAAGTTTGCCATTGTTAATTGACGGTATTGATTATCCTGGAGTACAAGTTGATGCACCAGACTTCAATCAAAACACCGGCTTTGATGTTGGCAATTACGACATTAGCCCGTTTGATAATATTTCGTATGGCCCAGAAGGACTTCCTACTTACGATCCAGGCATACTTGATGCCATCTATGAAAGCAATTATTTAGACCCTTATCTAGGAACAAACCCTGCACCAGCATACAATGGTGCACCACCAAATCAACCTGATGCTGTGGTTGTGGATGGCGGAGCCTATATTGATGTATTCAGTAGTCATGCACCAGAAGAATTAATTCCAGGTGCTGAATTTGATACTTTGGACATGAGAATTTATACTCGTCCTGGTGCAGATTGGCTAGGCAACGGTCACGGATTCCCGGAAAAAATTAGTAACTTTGTATTTGATCCAGCCGATACTGTGTTAAGTTTTGCTGGACTCTTAGATTATCCTGTGCAGATTATAGTTTATAATCAAACTCTTGGCACACAATTAACATTGGATGACAACTATACAGTTGATTGGACCGATCAAACTGTAACAATTCTATCATCAGTTAGTGCTGGAAACATTGTTACAGTTGAAGTATATGGATTGGGTGGTGGTAACCAGCTTTACCAACAGACCTACAATGGTGCTGATGTTGGTGAGTACATCACAGTGCCCGTGGCCTACAACCAAATTCAAGAATTTGCTATTTTTGTCAATGGTGTATTAACTACTGATTATACCTATGCTACCGCAGGATTTAACTCTACTCGTATTCGTTTTGGAACAGTATACAATGTCACCGACTTTATAAGTTTATTTGCTATTGGACCCACCACCGTTAATGGAGTAACAACAAATTATAGTTGGAGTACCCCACAGACTCAAACCTTTGCCGGCGTGACTGGCGTACTGGCTTACAATTTAGATAACAGTTTAGAGTACACCAATCCTGACAATTTGATTGTAACTGTAAACGGAGTTCGTGCAAGAACTTCTGCAGGAATTGAGTGGTACGGTGATGGCTCCACTGAATATCTATTACCAGAACGTTTAGGATTTAGTCAAAGCCTAATTGCCGATAATCAAGTTGACGTGTATCTTAATGACATTCCTCAGACGCTTGGTGTTGATTTTGCAGTCGAGCCCTACAACGGATATCCACGTCGCGTGGTGTTTGCTCAAGAGCCAGCAATAGGAACTAGAATTTTAATTTGTGTAAACGCAGGAACACAGTGTTATGTTAATGGCGATCAGCTTTTGTTTGTTGAAGGTAGTGGTCTTGTACCAAACAATGGCGACAGTATTTCTGTTACAACGTGGAATGACACACGTCAACAAAACATTTTGACCAAAGTTATTGTTGGCCCAATCACCACAGGTGCAACAGTGGTACAACCATATGATTCCACTGACTTTGATAGCCCAGCTGTGCTTGACCCGTTTGAAACTGCTCCAGGATTGTTTGACTACAGTGCCGGAACTGAAATTACCGTAAATGACATACAATTAGGCCGTGTAATTACTGATCCTAGTCGACTTTGGGTAACATTAAACGGTCGTCGACTGTTTGATAACTATGATTTTACCATTGTTGGCGAAGAGTTAATTTTAACTTCTGGAGTCATGCAGGCCGCTGATGTATTGATGATTACAGAAATCACAGACACAGTGGTTCCAGAAGCCATGGCCTTCCGCATATTCCAGGACATGCGTGGAGTACAAGCTACATATCGTATCACACCATCTAGCTCTACAACTTTAACACAGTCGTTGACTATAAACAGCAACGTTGTTCATGTTGACAACGCATCAGCATTGGGCCAACCAGATTTAGCTCTTAACATTTGGGGAGTGCTCATGGTCGACGGCGAGCGTATCATGTACCGCGAAAGAAATACTGTGGACAATACTGTTAGTGGATTGTTACGTGGCACAGCCGGTACTGCTGTTGCAGAGCATAGCACTGGTGCAGTGGTTACTGATCTAGGACGTGGCAATTTGTTGCCAGTACAATTTCAAAATTACATTGTAAGTAACAGCACATTAGCTGACGGAAGTACTGTAACGTTTATAGCTGATGACATTAATTTGCTGTTGGAAGATAGTACCATTAGAGACGAATCTGTAGAAGTTTACGTTGCTGGTATTCGAGTGCAAGCTGGATTTACTATTACTGCGGATAATCCATGCACTGTAACATTTGATACTGCTCCGGTTAACGGAGCAGAAGTGACTATTTTGGTACGCCGTGGAGTAACTTGGTATAATCCTGGTATTGGCGAGCCCAGCGACGGAGTTCCGTTACAAGATACTGTTAATCAGTGCGCACAGTTTTTGAGGGGCCAATAAGCAAGGTAAATACATCATGACGCAAAATACCGCACAATCAGCACCAAACACAACACCTGTTGCTAAACGTCCTAATGAAACTGGAAGTATTAGTGTTGAAGGATTTGTAAAGATATTTGACCCAAACACCAAAGAGAAATTTGTGGAGAAGAGAGCATGATTCAACCAGGTTTAGCTAAAATTGAAGGATTTGTTAAAATTACGGATCCCAACTCTGGCGAAGTTCTAGTGGATAAAAAGAACGCAATTCATTATGAAAACATTAGTATTGCCATGGCACAAACCTTGAGTGATAGAAACTTGGGATACATCTATGAAATGGCCTTTGGTAATGGCGGAAGCAGTGTAGACCCTACTGGTGTTATTACATATTTGCCCCCTAATATCACTGGGCAAAATGCAGACCTGTACAACGAAACCTACGCCAAAGTGGTAGATGACAATGCGGCAGCAGATACAGACCCTGCCAACAACAAAATGGAAGTGCTACACACATCTGGTAAAGTTTATACTGATATTTTGGTAACTTGTTTGTTGGACTATGGCGAACCTGCTGGACAACAAGCCTTTGATAACAGTACTAATTTCAATGGCGAATATGTATTTGATGAATTAGGATTAAAAAGCTGGAATGGTAGTGCCGCAGACCTGCGTTTGATTACCCATGTAATTTTTCACCCAGTACAAAAGAGCTTAAATCGCCAGATACAAATAGACTATACACTGCGTATACAGACTTTAACTAATCTAAGTGCAGCATAAATATGTATAGATTATCTTGCGATAAATATAAAAGGACGGAGTAACATAAATGGCATATACAATTAACTTAACTGACGGTACTATTTTTGCTACCATTCCTGATGGTACAATTAATACATCCAGTTCAATGACCCTGATCGGTAAGAACTACGCTGGCTACGGCGATTTTCTAGATGAAAACTTTATTCACCTATTAGAAAACGGGTCAAACACTACACCCCCAGGTGCACCTTTGGAAGGACAGCTTTGGTGGGATCAGACCAACAGTCTATTAAAAGTATACAACGGCACAACATTCAAAACTATTAGTGCTGCCACTTCAAGTTCTACAGCTCCAACTGGTAACGTAACTGGCGACCTGTGGTATGATACAACCAACCAATTATTGAAAGTATGGACCGGCACCACTTGGCTAACCGTTGGTCCATCAGTTGTGGCAGGTACTGGTGTACAGGCAGCCACATTAACAGACACTGGAAACTTTACACACGACGTTATTGAATTTACTATTGATAATGTTATTCAAATGATCCTAAGCAAGGACACCACAGCGTGGAGTCCAAACCCAGCTATCTCTGGATTCAGTCAAGTCAAGCCAGGCCTTAACATGTCTACAGCCAGTGCTACTTGGTTATTCCAAGGCACAGCAACAGATTCACAGTTGCTTGACAGTTTAGACTCCACACAGTTCCTACGCAGTGACGAAAACGACACAACCAGCGGCACACTAGCAGTGTTAAATGACACAGGTTTTGCAGTTGGGGTTGATCAAGATTTGCGACTCAGCGTTTCTGGCACAACAGCACAAATTAAAAACAACACATCAGGTGGTAACTTGACATTTGGTGTAAACATTGGTGGTGTTCCTACAACCTGTTTGACTATTTTTGGTGCCAACGGTGTTGTTAGCGGTACACAAGTTAATGCTCAGTACGCCGACGTGGCAGAACGCTTTGCTGCTGATGAAATTTACGAAGCTGGTACCGTGGTTGAACTGGGTGGCACAGCAGAAATTACCCGTTCTACTACGGAATTAAGCGAAACTGTGTTTGGTGTAATAAGTACTAGAGCTGCCTATCTAATGAATAGCCAAGCAGGATCAGACGCTACACATCCCCCAGTTGCAATGACTGGACGAGTTCCTGTAAGAGTCATTGGATCGATTGCCAAAGGTGACCGATTGGTTGCTGCTGGAAACGGTTTTGCTCGTACAGCACAGCCAGGAGAAGCCACTGCGTTTAATGTTATTGGCCGCAGTTTGACAGCAAAATTAGACGCCAGCGAAGGCACCGTTGAAGCCATCGTTACAATTAAATAATAGGAAACAACAATGACTTACGTATCTACAGGACTAATACAAGCCACAGACTATAATGGTTTTGTCAGCACCACATCAGGTGCCAATATCAATGCCACTTGGGGCCAATCCATAGTGGGTGCTGGCTACGGCCAGGGTAACATTACTACAGTAGCAGCCGGTGATACTGTAACAGCTACCAAATGGTCAGATCTGGTTAACAAAATCAGCAACATGGCCAGCCACCAAGGCACCTCAATTACTTCAAGGGCGGCTCCGGTTGCTACCAACCTTATTCAAGTGTTGGCCAACGTTAACACAGACATTACCAACTGCTACAACAGTCGTGATAATGCTCTCACAGTCGGCACACCATATGGTACCTGGACAGGAAGTACAGCAAAAACTAGTGCTACCGGTAGTGGCAGTACAGCCTGGACAATTACATTCACACACACTATCACATTTGCCAACAATACTGCATTCAACAACTTCTTCAACAGTGGTGGTAGAATCAAGTGGGACGTGGCCAAGTCAAGTACTGGCACACTGGCTGACCCTGAGTGGAACGACTTGGCTACTACTCTTTGTGGCGATATTTACTTGACTGGATCGGCTGGTAGCAAGAACATTGTAAGTGTGCCTTACACTGGTACTACCAAAATTGGCGGCACAGGCGGAGCAACTACATTGGCCACAGCCACTGGTGCTTTTGCATTGACTACAAGTCCGGTGACATTGTACAAGCAATTTGCTGACACCGCACCATACACAGGTCAGTACATTCAGCTGAACGCCAGTGTAAACAGTGCTACACCTACAGTGATTACCTTTAGTACAACCTGGGTTGATCCAGGTGGTTCTGGTGCAGGTAGTAGTGATAATATTTCGGGTGGTACAGATACTCCATCACCTAACACAACCATTGTTGGTACAGCACCAACTACCTTGGTCACATATATTCCACCAGAAACAACTTATATAACCAACACCTGGGGTACTCCAACCATTACTGCTGCATTTGCATAACAGTAACAACAGTATTACCAAAAGCCCCGCAAGGGGCTTTACCTTGTCCGCTTTTTGTAGTATAATTAATCTATGAATCCAGATCAATTAATCTCTCATGGTCGTGCTCGTTTTGAGCATACCGCAAACAAACGCCTGCTTAAAGAAAAATACCAAGCCAAATTAACATTTGCCCACAGTGGTGGAATGTGGTCAGCAGGTCCGGAGTTATTGGCTGTATTAGCCGCTTGTACCAGCCCTGATTCAGTGTTACTTGACCTGTATGAAACGCCAATCCGAGTACAAACTCGCGAGTTTCGAGATCAAGTACGCAGTCACTGGCAAGAACAAATGACAGCCTGGCTAGTAGAATACGAAGAACTTAATCAAAACAGATGACCACCGGTGCTGTAATTTTTGCTCGCAACAATGAACAGATCGACTATGAGGCCATGGCTCACTGGTCAGCCCGTAACATTGAGCGTCATCTTGGCATACCAACACACATAATAACTGACGATACCGCACCCAGCACCAACACAAGACATTTTACAGATGTGGGTTCAGTAACATGGCACAATCTAAATCGCATGGATGTGTATCAAGCGTCACCATTTGATCAGACCTTAGTATTGGATGCAGACTATGTGGTGGCTAGCAATCAGTTACAAGTGTTATTAGACAGCCGTCAAGATTTTTTATGCCATCGTTGGGCATATGATGTTACAGGATTACAAACATTTGAAGACTTAAATTATTTTGGAAACTATCACATGCCCATGTGGTGGGCCACAGTTATGGTATTTCGTCGAAGCAAAAAAGCACAGGCCATATTTGAGTCAATGGCCATGATCCGCAACAACTGGACACACTATAGAAATTTATACGCCAATACAAGAACAACATATCGTAACGATCATGCACTCAGTATAGCACTAAACATTGAAAACGGTCACACGCTACAAACTACAGATATTCCTTGGTCGTTGGCCAGTTTAACTCTAGACCATCGGTTAACACAGTTAGACTCGGATCGTTATCGTGTGGACTTTTTAACCGCAGATAATAAGCCACGTTGGATTGAATTGCGACAAGACTTTCATGCCATGGGCAAACAACAACTAGGAGCCATCGTTGCCAATAACAGCTGAACGTGGTTACTTGATTCCAGCCATTGGCAATGTGTATGTGGCTTGTGCCGAACAACTAGCCGACAGTATACGTCAATGGCATCCAGAAGCCAACATAACTATTCTCACAAGAGAAATGTTGCCACATGGTGATCTTGTAGGTTACGCCAATGACTGGCAATGTTTTGCCACCAGCCCTTACAGACAAACTATCAAATTGGAAGCAGACATGATTGCTACTGGCCCAATTGATCATTGGTGGACACTGTTAGAAAAGCGTGACGTGGTTATAAGCCAAGGTTGCAGAGATTTTTATGGTAATACCGGGCAATCAAGATACTATCGTAAATTATTTGACGCAAACAACTTGCCTGACGTATATAATGCTATAACCTATTGGCGTGTGAGTAAAACAGCACAAGAGTTTTTTCAATTGGTAAAACAAATTTTTGAACATTGGGACCAATATAAAACCTTGTTGAAATTTCCAGACGAACAGGCAACAACTGATGTGGTGTATGCCATGGCCGCACAGATTATGGGTCCAGAAACAGTTACGTTGCCTGTGGGTATTGGACCTCTGATTGTTCACATGAAACGACATATCGTGCCCACTCGTACCAACGATTGGACTAAAGAATTAGTCTGGGAAAACACCAATCCTGGATTAAGGATAAACACAATAGCACAGACAGGCTTTGTACACTATCACGTTAAAAATTGGAGGATATAATGAGCAACGATCAAGATAAAACTAAACACAATACACGTATGCATCGTGCGTGGCGGGCAATCAAAAAACAGCTTAACATTATTAAAGCTCACAAGAACTTTGGTGAAGCGTCAAAACGTATTGATGAAGCACAACCGCATAGATTGGCCAAACATCATGCCATGGATTGTGGCCAAGCTCATTGTACACTCTGCGGTAATCCCAGACATAATCGAGCCCGCAAAGGCGAAGACAAACTGACGATCCAAGAAAAACGTAACAATCAAAAAAGCAACGATGAATGAAACCACACAAAACTTTTTGGAAATTTTTAATAATTTAGAACCGTGGACTCCGCCAACAGTACTATTTCGTTTGTACTACGATGACCAAGGACGACCAATAGAATACAGTCACGAGGATCGTCCCGGTAAATATATCGAAGTTGATCCAGTAACATTTCAAATACAAGCCACAAACATTTGCGTTGTTGATGGTAAAATTATTCAAATTGTTCCGCCACAAACAGTAACAAAACTAGTGCCCAGCACCGTTGATGGTATTTGTTGCAATCCTAAGGATGTTTGTATTGTTGTAGCTGACGATCAACCGCACATCAAATGGAATTTAGAGACCAATGAAACAAATTGATATAGCAGACTTAGATTGTGTTTATCTGACCTACGATGAACCCAACAAGGAAGAAACATGGGTTAAGATTAAAAACATGGTGCCATGGGCAGTACGTGTTGACGGAGTCAAGGGATCAGATGCCGCACACAAAGCAGCCGCAGATGCAAGTGGCACTGATCGCTTTGTGCTTATTGACGGAGATAATATCCCGGACCCTAAGTTCTTTAATCTGACCTTGGAAGTTGACGAAGTATGTGCTTATCGCTGGCGTGCCAAAAATCACGTCAACGGACTCATGTACGGCAATGGTGGCCTAAGCGTATGGTCTAAAGAATTTATCTATGCCATGCGTACACACGAAGCCACAGATGGGTCAGCAGAAAACGATGTAGAGTTTTGTTTCTATCCCAACTACTATGCCATGCACGATTGTTATAGTACAACATACCCTAATGCCACCGCCTTCCAGGCCTGGCGTGCCGGATTTCGTGAAGGTGTCAAGATGTGCCTGAACAAAGGTGCCCGTCCTACATTAACTGACTTTCAACACCGTGTACATCAACGCAATCTAGATCATTTAACTGTCTGGCACAATGTGGGCAGAGATGTGGAGCACGGTATTTGGGCTATAGCTGGCAGTCGTATGGGCACCTACATGACCATGCTGACTGATTGGGATTATCGATTAGTACAAGACTTTGCCGCACTCGAAGATCTATGGCAAACAGTTGAGTCTGGTGATCCAGAACTGCTAGCCGGACGAGTAGCCGAGGATTTAGTTACACAGTTAGACTTGCCAATCAACAGACTTGACGAACAAGAAAGCAAATTCTTTAAACATCATTATAGAAGTAACTGGCACAACCTGGGTGTTATGGTCCGAGAGATTGACGTAATTAGACAGCAGGAAGGATGGTAATTGTGTTTAAATTTTTAGCGTTATTATTTTTAGCATTGCCAGCAATGGCACAAGAAGTCATCACGGTATACTCCCCGTACAGTGCTGGACATGGCGGCAATGTAGCATTTCAAAAGGTATTAGAACGTGCCAATGTTCAACAAAAAAAATACGTATTTGTAATGGAACTTAAACCAGGAGCACAAGGTGTAATTGCATTGACTACAATGAATGAGCATCCACAGTCTCGGTTAGCAATTATTCATGCAGCTTTTGTGGACAATCTGGAAGCTGGTACAATCAAAGAAGAGGATTATCGCCCAGTTCACAGTATTGGTGATGCATGCTGGGCAGTGATTTCTTCAACAGCCACACGCCCAGGCGATCTATCAAGCATGAAAGGCACAGGAGAAATAACAATAGGTACCGTCGGGTTTGGCAATGTGACACATCTTACAGCCATGTCCATTGCTGAAAAGTATGGACTTTCTAGTCGTTTGATTGTGTTCAAATCAAACTACGATGCAGTAGTAAATATGGCCGGCAATAATGGTATAAATTTTGGAATTGAACGCATATCTGTGGTGAAACAATTTGAAAAATTAAATCCCAAAATGAAAGCCATTGCAATGAGTTGCCCTACAAGATATTCAGCGGACCCAAAGTTAAAAACACTCAAGGAGCAGGGCATTGATGTGCCGTCGGTGTTTAATATTGTCATGTCCAATCAGGCAATGTTAGAAGAAAAAAGAGTCAGCATTGGAAAAATATTAGACCAAGCTACAAAAAGTGTTGGGCTAGCCGAAATACAACAACTAAGTGACATGCGTAGTTCAGTATTTGACAATGTCACAGTAACGGACTTTTACAATAAAAGAATTGCAAGCATACGATACCTTCGCAACAAATATCGTAACGAAATTAATCAATCCCGGAGTAACTGATGAAGCGAGCAGTACTTTGTGTTTCTAATCCGCAAGATTACATAAAGAATCTTGATGAGTACAGTATTATGATTGTGGAGCCCGCAGTCACTGATGCACGAAAACAATATCTATTAGAAAAATCCGACTACAGTTTATTAATTACCGCAGACGGCGAGCATTATAGAGATGGCGGCAACTATAAAAACGAACGCATATTCATGTACACGTCTGGCACCACAGGCGATAGTAAGTTTTATGGATATTCGCAAGATCAGTTGAACATGTTGACTAAGACCATGTGCGATAGTTACGAGTTGACAGCCAACGATCGATATGTCAGTGTAATGAGTTTGGCTCATGCACACGGTCAAGCATTTTATTGGGCTGCACTTAGAGCCGGGTGCGAAATGAATTTTTTATCAGTTCCAGAACTTAGACAATTACCTAAATTTAGTCCAACATTAATCACAGCAGTTCCTGCCATTTTAAAAGTTGTTGGGCAAATGGAACTTGATAGTTTGAGATTTATACGTGCTGCCAGCGCCGCACTGCCAGATGCATTGTATCAACATCTTCGATCCAAGTTTGAAGTGCCAGTAATTGAAGCGTTTGGCATGACCGAAGCTATAAGTCATTGCTTTACCAACCCTTTGCACGGAGAACAACGCATGGGCACAGTGGGATTGCCAGATGGCATTGAAGCCAAAATTGATAACAATCATTTATTGATAAAAGGTCCTACTGTATGTGTAAACGACTGGTTTGATACCGGAGATTTAGCTGAACAAGATTCAGCAGGATATTATCGTATACTAGGACGTCATGTAGATCAAATCAATGTAAACGGTTACAAAATAAATCCCATCAGCATAGAACGACAATTAGCAGAACATTTTCCCAACATGCAAGAATGTGCAATATTTGGAAAAAGCTATGTTAAATGTTTGTACGTTGGCGAGTGCAATCCACAAGAAGTACAGAACTTTCTAGTCAGCATCAATCAACATTGCCGACCACGTTTGCTTAAACAAGTAGATACATTGCCATTGAAATATCCAGGTAAAGTGTCGAGGACCTGGATGGATGAAAACTATCAATGAATATTTTATTAACCGGCAACTGCAACTCAAGAGGCCCCGGAAGTTGGCCTTATTATCTTAAAGATATTCTTGATTGTGAATTAGTTAATTTAAGCCTAGCCGGATCTGGCAATGCCTACATATACGAAGCCACAATTTCAGAATTGGCCAAAAGATCATATGATTTAGTATTAATTATGTGGTGCGAATCAACACATACTGGTTTGCCAGTCACTGATATCAGCATGTTTGCTGATTCTGAAAATACTTCCTTGTATCAAAGCGGCGTAAACGATTGGCCTGAAAAAATTGTTTACCCAGTTAACGATCAAGACTATGTTCCTAAAAACTGGATTATGAATTCAGGTTACAGATCTAATAAACAAGACAGTGTAGCTAAGTTTTTTAAACAGTATCACCAAGCAGTGACTTACGAGCAAACGCTTGAATCTGACATTCTTAAAATGATTGGCCTACAAGGGTTTTTTAAATCAACCAATCAACCTTATTTGTTTTTATATGGCAGGCCTTATACCAAGTTTAAACGATTTGAACATTTGTATAAGTTAATAGATTGGTCTCAGTTTTATCAAGAGGATACCTTGATGCAAATTGCCAGTAGAAACAACAACGAGTTAATGGGGGATGATAACAAGTACCCAACTGCCCAAGGGCATCAGGCTTATGCAGAATTGTTAGCTCGACAGATCCGCAGTTAGATTTTGAATAATCTGTTGACAAGTGAGTAGTTCAGTGACATGGTCAATTCCGTGTCCAAAATACACATGCCCTTGGTTGCTGTTCTTTTTCCACATACCGTTGACCAATCCTTTGGTACGATTATAGTCGTCGTGTCCAGTGTATGGCTCGAACTCCAAGGCAGTTTGTTTTCTGGTGTTGTGTTTAAACTCAACCAGGTCTTTACTAGTGGCTTTGATTGCTGCCAGCTTGGTTTCTAATTTAATTGTACTTTCTGCACTCAACGCTAGTACCGTACCAACTGCTATTATTTCTGCACCTAGGTCTATATAATCTTTAACTTGGGCACTGGTACTGACTCCACCATACGGAATCAGCATAGCAGTTGGAGTGAGTTCTTTTTGTTTTAAAAATAAATCTCGGACCGGAGTATATCCACCAAACCCTGCAGATTCTAAGCCTTTGATACAGAAGCCGTCAATAAAATTTTTCTTCATGGTATCAGCATCGATGGGCTCGTATAATCTTTTAAATACTCGAGTACCGTGTTCGTGTAAAGGGCCTACCCAGTCTTGTACAGCTTGATCAATATCAGTATAACGACTTTTGATCCCACGATAAGAATCGCTGGCACCGTAAATAATTTCAATGGTGGGAATGTCATGTGATTTTACTATGCGATGGCAAATATCAAAATTTGGTAATTCGTCCAGCTCAAAGCTAAGATGTACGCAGTTTGATCCTGTTGTAGCAACAAATTGATCTATTTCTTTTTGCATAAGATCAAAGCGACGATTATAAGTCCAGCTACAAAAACTAGGATATCCACCAGCTTGGTGCACAGCAACAGCCAACTCTAAACTGGAACCTTTGTTCATACAAGCTTCAAGTATGGGATATTTTGAATTAAATATTTTAGACATTCTTAAACACCGTTAATGTGGGTAATCTGGGATACTCGTCACTGGTCCACTGTCTGGCTGGTTGAGCAATAGCACCTGGCAACTTTGCCAATCCTAATTTTGCAGTTTCAATAGGCATGTAGTAATGATAACCAACAGTGTCAATATCTTGCTCTTTCCACAGTCGGCTGACGTCCCTACCATCGGTGGTCATTCGACGCAATTGAGCAGCGGCTACAGGATCATCTAACAGTATTGCACCACCTCTGATTAAATTTAAATGTTTGCGAAATTGAAAACTTAAACACATATAGCTTCTCGGAATATAGCCGTCTTTTTTCCAGTATACTGCTGCATCAACAATGTTGGTACCACCCAAATAATAATAATCTTGCCAGGGCTGATCAACAAAACTCCATTCTAAATTCAATTTCATTAGGGTAAATGGAATTGATAGATATGTTTGGCTAGGGCATGTAGCAGATTTTATGTTTTGATATCGTAAACTCAGCTCAATGGCATGGGTACAGCAGTCTGTAGCTACCGCGTAAGGTGCTCCATAAAACTCAGCAATGGCTTTTTCAAAATCTTGAACTATTTCAAACATGTAGTATTTACAGTTATAAATATTTACTTGCACATTTCATGATAAAAATAATCACTATAGATGGTAAAATTTGGAACAAAGATCAGGCGGCCATAGACATTATATCCGCTATGCTTCGATGCGAGCAACCTGTCAGGATTAGCCTAAATGGAGAAGGTCCTTGTGCTGAACACGTGGGTTTGTATGATTTACTAGACCGTATATGCTCGGCACAGTCGTGGCCCCGCCAAGCAATTGAAATAGAAACAGCAAACTTCTTGGAACAACACGCAGAATATCAAATTCGGCATGTGCACCAAGCGTATGAATTACAAGCCACACAAGATCTTTTTAAAACAGATTTGTCCACAGCTAAACAGTTCGATAACATTTGTCATTTTGGGCACTTTATAGGACACAGCAATCAGCATAGATTACACCTGGCCAGTTACTTGTATGCAGAACACGTTCATCAAACATTACAAAGCTATCATTGTTGTGTGACTGAGCCATACCATCAAGAGCATATAGGACTTGAAACTTTTATGGCCAATGGTGCTACGGCAGTAGAAATTGATCGAGCCTACAATCTTTTGTCAGCAGGACCGTTGACATTGGATTTAGCGGCCTGTCAAGACACCATCAGTGTTCCGGCCAATTTGGGTATAATAGACTACTATCCTCAATTCTTTGTAGAACTGGTTAATCTTAGTTTTTATTCTGGACAAACTTTTTATGTAGACGAAAAGATCTGGAGACCCATGCTGATGCGTACACCGTTTATTGTACAAGGCCCGCAGAATCTAATACGCAATTTACGACGTTTGGGATTTGAAACATTTGATGAATTCTGGGACGAAGGTTACTCAGAAGATCCTCCAGATTGTCAAGTTCGTGCTATAATAGCAATAGTACAAACACTGGCCCAACGCACAAATAAAGAGCTAGAAGATATGTACACCAACATGCTACCCAAACTAGAGCATAATCGTAATTTACTTAAAGGCTTAAAGGCCAATGACTTCAACCGGATATTTCAGACGTGAACAATAAAGGCGACGAAGTCAACAACGATTTTAAATCTGTATTTCTTAGTAATGCAGAACAAATGAAAGACAAACTAGGTCCGGCACTCTGCTTGGCCAAATGGAAGCAAGTAAGTCTACACTTGCCTACAGGGCTTAACAACAGTTGCTATCATCCGCCACTACATGCTATTCCTGCAGACTTATTGAAAGATAACCCCGGTGCCCTGCATAATACTCCGTACAAGAAAGAACAACGTAAGATTATGCTTAAACAGGAACGCCCTGGCGAATGCAGTTATTGTTGGGCCATGGAAGATAACGGCAAGTTAAGTGATAGACACTATCGGTCAGGTGAGTCCTGGGCCGCCAAAGACTTTGATGTTGTAGTAAATTCAACAGGAGATGAAGATGTTGTACCTAGTTATGTGGAAGTTAATTTTAATCATGCTTGCAATCTTAAATGTAGTTACTGTAGTCCTCAATTTAGTTCAAGCTGGCAACAAGAAGTGGATCAGTTTGGCGCTTACCCTACTAGCACTCAACACAACGATCCTGGTTACTTCACTGGTAATCGCAGGCCAATTCCTGTAAGAGAAGACAATCCTTATGTAGATGCGTTCTGGTCTTGGTGGCCTCAACTATATCCAGAACTAGAACACTTCCGCATGACTGGGGGTGAGCCCTTGTTGGACAAAAATACCTATCGTGTGTTTGACTATGTGCTGGCCAATCCCAAACCCAATTTACATCTTAATGTAACAAGTAACTTCAGTGTAGATGAAAAGTCATGGCAAAAATATTTGGTCTATGTTAAAGAGCTGTGTGCAGGTGAAAAAATTGAACACTTCATGCAGTATGTTAGTTTGGATTCGTGGGACGAGCAGGCTGAATACATCAGACACGGGCTTGATATGGACTTGCTGTGGGATAGAGTCAATCAATTCCTAACAGAAATACCCGGACGTAATAGTATTACTTTTATTGTGACCATGAACAATCTCAGTGTTACGGGCTTGCCTGCTCTGTTTGCAGGCATACTGGGTCTTAGAAAAATCTACAGTACAACATATCAACGTGTGTGGTTTGATACTCCTGTACTCAGGACTCCTACTTGGCAAAGCCTGCAATTGTTACCGGAAAGCTATGCAGAACAACTAGAATACCTGTGGGCCTGGATGTTACGTCAAATTGAAACAGAAGACACACGCTTCCAAGGATTCAAAGATTACGAAATAGCCAGACTGGATCGCGACATTGCTTGGATGCGTGACGGCCAAAAGTTAGATGCAGAATATCTTAATTGTAACAAAGCTGATTTCTTCCGTTTCTTCAGCGAAGCAGATCGTAGACATGGCACAGAATTTTTAAAGACATTTCCTGAAATGAGTGCCTGGTGGGCAGAATGTGAATACCATGCTCGGCAATCGTAACCTAGTTGTTGACACAATGAGTGAAGTGTATGAAGAATTATTGCCATACGCTACAGCAACATTTGTTCATTACGGAGATCATGAACCCGTTCCTGATAGCGTGTATGTGCTGGGCCGGCAACAGGTAGTTGAAAATGTAGACAAGTTTAAACGCATGGCAGAAGACCCCGATTACACTATGGTGTTTGGCAACAGTGCCGAGGGCAGTAGCACATTAATTGCCCAACTACGTGTGCTAGGACTTGAAGAGCTAGTGTTAAACAATAAAATTTTATTGATCAGTGGAGGCGACATAGAAGCTCCGTATCCGTATATGTTGCATGAACATTTTTTAATTAGAATCTTAGACTACGATGAAAACATTGACGAAATGAAACGCACAGAGGAGATTTTTAGTAAAACTGACAAGCCCTATAAGTTTTTATTTTTAAATGGCCGTGCTAGACCGCACAGAAAATATCTATGGGAACATTTTAAACGTCGCGGCCTGCTTGAAGAATCATTATGGACCATGTTAGACAGTAGACCTACTGTGGTTAGAAATTTTAATTTTTATGAAGGCGAGGTCAATGTCATGGCCACAAACACGCCTTTACAAAGTTTGCCAACTCGATATGAAGTCAACAGGTATTGCAACGATCAACGAGATCCCAAGGAGTGGTCCTGGGCAGGTCCGCCTAACCGTACCTTTATAAAAAATGACCTATTTGATAATCAATGGGGTGAAATATACCTCAATGCTGATACTTATATTGATACCTACTTTAGCGTAGTAACCGAAACTGTGTACGATTACCCTTATAGCTTTAGAACAGAAAAAATAGCCAAACCACTGGCAATGGGTCATCCGTGGATATGTGCCGCTAGTCGCGGCTGGTATCAAGACATACGAAATTTGGGTTTCCGTACATTTGATGGCATCATTGATGAAAGTTTTGATCAGATCGATAATGATCAAGATCGAATGAACAGAATTATAACAGTAGTTGACGACTTATGCCAACAAGACCTTGCAAGTTTTCTCAAAGAGTGTTATACTATATGTAAATACAATCAGCAACATCTCGCGGAAATCAGTGTCAAATTACGCAAAGAATTTCCAGAACGCTTTAGCCAATTTATCAAAAAATATCAATGAATGATTTTAAAATATCACTTACTAACTATAGCTTTGAAGTTCCAGCAGAGTGGAACATAGTGATAATTGCTAACTATCGTACTGGCAGTACAGCCCTGGGCGATCTTTTGAGTCGGCTCACTGGATTACCATCTATAGATGAAGCCTTTCATTATTGCCCATCAGCTAGAACAGGTGAATTTGAATCCAAAAAACAATCCATAGTAAAAATTATGCCGGACCATTTACCACCAGAAGAGCACTGGGATCAGTTGTTCAATGATTCTTTTATCATTGGATTGTATCGAGAAGATTTTACAGCACAAGCATTGAGTTTTGGTATTTCTAGATATCTCCATGTTTGGCACCAAGAAAAAAACACCGACGCAGTTATCAAAAACCCAAGCATAGACATACCACTCAGGCACATTATAGGCCCAGCCGAAGCTCTTTGGCGTAATCAACAACATTGGAAAGACTGTCAGAGCTTTTTTGACATTGAGTTGTGCTATGAACAACTCCTGCCAGACTTGGCCAAGTCTCGTTACGACGCTATGCCTAAATTAGATTCTTATAATCAAAAACTAGAACAGCTAAGAACACACGTGGAAAGATGGCAACATGAATGATTTAGATTTTAAACAAAATATTTTAGACAATCTGAGCTCTAGCTTTTGTGCGGCCAAATGGTATAATGCTACCATCTGGTTGGGCTCAGGACAAACAACCAGTTGCCATCACCCACCTGCACATGCCATTGATCTGGAAGAAATTCGAACCCGCCCCAGTGCCATACACAACACAGTAGAAAAGAAAATAGATCGACTTAACATGCAGATGGGTAACCGTCCCAAGGGTTGCGAATACTGCTGGAAGATCGAAGACATGGGTCGAGATGCTATCTCAGACCGTGTATACAAAAGTCGAATTTACCCTATAGAGGCCCTAAATGAAGCATACACACAACCACATCAAGAAGACGTCAATCTTCGCACACTTGAAATTGCATTTGACCGCACTTGCCAATTTGCTTGTAGCTATTGTAACCCTGCTTTCAGTAGCACATGGGTTCGCGACATACAACGCAACGGAGCCTATGAGTCCTTGGTGTCTGATGGGCGTGGCCACTTTACTCATGCTCACGATACGGCTCAACTATACCGGTTTGGTGAAACTAATCCCTATGTTGAAGCGTTCTTTAAATGGTGGGAAACAGATCTACATAAAACTCTTCAAGAGTTAAGAATCACCGGCGGTGAGCCGCTGATGTCGGGTGAGACCTGGAAGCTGTTAGATTGGTTTAAAAACAATCAAGGTAAAAGCAAAACCAGACTGGCCATCAACAGTAACCTAGGTGCAGAAGTAGATATCGATCGCTTGTTGTCTAGTATAGAAGGATTAGAAGTAGACATCTATACCAGCAACGAAAGTATAGGGGCACAAGCAGAATACATCCGTGATGGGCTAAACTATCGTCAATGGGTCAACAATGTACAACGTATTGCAACCAGTGACCGTGTTCGCGGGGTACACATAATGAATACTATTAATGCATTGTGCTTGGAAAGTCTGACCGAATTCCTTGACATGATATTATGGTTTAAAATGATACATGGACGAGAAAAGGTTAGTTTTACTTTAAACATACTTAGATTTCCTAGCTTTCAAAGTCCGCTGGTGTTGCCCAATGATATTAGAGCTCGTCACAAGGAAAAGTTAGAGCAGTGGCTGACTACCAATGCCGATAACCCATTGTTGCACGAGCACGAAGTTAACCACATGCAAAGATTAATTGATTACTTAGATATAGTTAAAACACCGCACTCAGATGCGTTTGACATGCCAAAGTTGCACAATGATTTTAAACAGTTTTTTACACAGTATGACCAGCGTCGTGGAAAAGATTTTGCTCAAACATTTCCTGCATTAAAAGATTGGTACAATGACATACAAGTATAACTCAGCAGATTTAGTCAGGCCGGTAGAGTTAACAGAGCGTGAAAAATTTTTGTTACGAGATTCTAAAACATTCTGCATCTACCCTTGGATACACCTACACGCATACCCAACCGGGGAAGCATATCCTTGCTGTCATGCTGAAATGGCTTACCCTGTGGGTAACACTAGACATAAAACACTAGAAGCAATTTATCGTGATGCACCCATGCGTGGGCTAAGAGAGGACATGTTGAACGAACGTCCTAATCCTGCCTGTGGTCGTTGTTACGAGCAAGAAGAGTCGGGTTTCTTTTCAGGCCGTCGCAGTGCCAACAAACATCACGGGCATCATATCAAACGTATCGACGATGATAAATTTCAAATGAGCTATTGGGATATTCGCTTCAGTAACCTGTGTAATTTAAGTTGTCGAAGTTGTGGGCATATCTTTAGCTCAAGCTGGTATCAAGATCAGGCTAAATTGGCCGGCGGTACATGGAAGGAACAGAATGTGGCCCTAAATTATGCTGGGCGTACCGAAACAGACATGTGGGAACAACTGATTCCACACCTAGACTATGTGGAGCAAATATACTTTGCTGGTGGCGAGCCGCTAATGATGGCCGAACACTACAACATCCTAGATGAACTAGAACGTCGCGGGCGTTTTGATGTGCGTTTAATTTACAATACTAACTTTACACATACCAAACTTAAAGACCGTGTGGTTTTTGATTATTGGCGTAAGTTTGATAGTGTAGCCGTAGGAGCCAGTTTAGATGCCATGGGCCCACGTGCGGAGTATATACGTCGAGGTACAGATTGGGACACAGTAGAACGAAACCGTGAACAAATGATGACTATATGTCCTAAGGTAGACTTTTATATTAGTCCTACATTAAGTATTATGAACGCACTACACCTGCCTCAATTCCATAGAACCTGGGTAGACAAAGGGTTGATTCAACCACAAGACCTAAACGTAAACATCTTGCAAGACCCTGCACACTTCCGCATTGATATTGCACCTATAAAGTACAAACAACGTATTCGCTTGGCCTACGAGGAACACCTGGAATGGTTACGCCCGTTGGATCCGCTTAATCGTGCCACTGTGGGTTTTGAAAGTGCTGTTAACTTCTTAATGGCCACAGACAATTCTGCACTTGTTCCTAAGTTTTGGAGCAAGACCAATGAACTAGATTCTATACGCAATGAAAATATATTAGATATAATTCCAGAACTAGAGGCCCTATGTTAAAAACATTAATATTGTATTTGCCAGGAACCGGGGGCTCTTTCTTGCAACGAGTACTCACTCTTAGCGAAAAGACCATTGCAGGAACCGGCGGTAATGACGCCACAGAATATCAAACCAAATTTTCTGCCAGTGATAGATTGTCTATGAATTTACAATGGGGCGGCTATGGATCCAAATGGAAAGACAATGAACGTCTGACTCGGTACGGATATGTACTAGGTATAACTGATTGGGTTAACTATGAAACTAGCCCATTATGGTTTATTGAAAAATGGCACCCATTTGAGTACAGAAATGTTAAGGAACAAGGGCTATTTGGAGAAAACTTTTTTGAATCAATAATTAATATACAAGTTGTCGACGAACATAAAAAATTTCTATTAGATAATCAACAATCTAAAAAATACACAATAGATTGGGACAAAGATCAGCAAGAGCTAGAATGTATTCGTGAGACCCACGTAGATATTCCATGGATAACCATTCCATTTTCTGATTTTTTTAAAAAACAAGAATTCTTGGATAATATAGAACAAATTAATCAACAACTTGAGCTAGAACTCAACATGGATTATGTTGAGCAAGTGTGGCAACGTTGGTTTGCTGAAAGTAATAAAGTATGGATATCTAATCAATGAAATTACCTAGTGATAAATTCTGTGTGTTGCCCTGGGTCAGTTTAGAAACTAGTCCTATTGGTACTGTACGTCCTTGTTGTTTAGCCGATGACGAAATTACAGATAATGCTGGAGACAAATTTGATTTGAATCATGCCAGCTTTCCTGCTATACAAAATAGCCAGTACATGCGAGATCTACGCAGAGAATTCTTGGATGGTAAACAGCCACAGACTTGCCGCAAGTGTTGGCGAGAAGAACGTGCTGGTCGCACCAGTAAACGTATGCATACACTAGATAGACTCAAACACATGTTGCCCGAGCAAGACTGGACCATAGACGCTAAACCTTTAATGTTTTTAGATCTTAAGTTGGGCAATATATGTAATTTAAAATGTCGTATATGCGGTTCGTGGAGTTCAAGTACGTTTGCTGTTGAGGAACTTGATAACTTGACCGATGAGCAGTTGGTCGATCGTAAAACAAATCATCATTATAAAATGTTACGTGCTGGTGCATGGCCCAGAGAAAATCCCACGTTTTGGTCTGAAATGGATCAAATTGTTGATCAGGTTCGTTATATTGAATTTACCGGCGGTGAACCATTTATGATCCAGGAACACTTTGATTTACTACAACGCCTGGTTGATCAAGGTTGTGCTGGACAAATTGAAATACACTACAATACCAATGGCACCCAATATCCAGAGCATGCCATTGACATTTGGCGTCATTTCCGCTTGGTTGAAATAGCATTTAGCATTGATGATGTTGGAGCACGTTTTGAATATCAACGTAGTAATGCTGTATGGACAGAAGTGTGTGCCAATATTGAACGCTTTAAACTGCTAAGAAGTCAACATACTAATATACAATTGCAGGTGTGTTCCACCGTCAATGTGTTTAATGTGTATTACCTTGAACAACTGGCCGACTGGATCAACGTACAAGGATTTGATTTTGTCTACTGGAACATGATGCATGATGCTTATTATTTTAGTATTGCTACCTTGCCAGAATCGGCCAAGCTGGCCATAGCCGATCGACTGTTGAATGCACAGGTAGACACCAGAACCCGTCAAGAATTTGATCATGTGATAGATTTTATGAATCGCGGTGCTAGCTTAGACGGTAACCTACTACGCGAACAAATTGCCACGTTAGATCAACGGCGTGGCGAAAGTCTGGCAGTAATTGAACCAGAGTTTGCTGAATTAATTGAATATCATGACCACGCTTAAACAGATAATCGATCCTAGAATTTATCAAACTCAAGCCGGTCCAGACTGGCCAACATTTGAAGATTTTGTAGCTGGTGTCGGATCAACCAACTTGGTTATACAGCAAGAATTGGACCAATTCGTACGTGAGCAAACTGAGAATTATCAAGCAATTACCCTGTCAGGTGACTCAATTGCACAGGGTAATCAGCAACGTCAGCAACAGGTATTTTTTGACAAACAATTAACCCAGACAGCACCTTGTCAAATTCCCTGGAATACCCTGGGCATTAACAGCAACGGGCAAGTTTATATCTGTTTGAGTCCTAGTTGGATTCCAAAATTTGTGGGAAACATCCTACAATGCACTGACATATATGATGTATTAAATTCGCCCATGGCACAACGGATCCGACAAGAAATACTAGCAGGTCGGTATTATTACTGTAACAATCAAATATGTGATTTTTTCAAAACAATTGATTCAGAGTCTTATACAACACTGCCTGTTGATCAAAAACCTATGCCTTTTACTGCGTCTCCAGAATTATTGGTCAATCAAATACCCGGCAATCTTATTTTTGATTTTGATTATACTTGTAATTTTCGATGCCCCAGCTGTAGAACTGATGTAATTAATTGGAACAAAGATCATGTCATACGTGGAATTAATAATGGCATAGCACATCAAATTAAAACCTTGATAATTGATCGTATTGATCAGCAACCTGTTGACATACGCTGGTGCGGAGGCGAGCCGTTTATTTCAGAAGTTTACATGGACTTGATGAATTATATTGTGGCCACGGGCAAAACAAATATTCAAAGCACAATACAAACCAATGGCAGTTATTTGAAAAAACATGCGGCATTTTTAAGTGGATTTTTGCCACATGTCAAAGAGCTTAGAATTAGTTTTGATGCCGGTACCGCAACAACTTATAGTCAGCTGAGAGTCAATGGCGATTGGGCCACCTTACTGGATAATGTACGCTTTGTAAAACAATTGATTGATCAGCAACGTTTTGCCACCCAATTAACTGCTGATTTTGTAGTACAGGCCAATAATTATAAAGAAATTCCCGAGTTTGTAAAGACCTGTCAAGACCTTGGCGTAACAAATATTAATCTACAAAAAATGTGGAATTGGGGCACCACTACACAGGATGAATTCGATCGTAATAATGTTTATAATCCTGCCCACCCTGACTACAACGATTTAAAACAGGTGTCTGAATCTGTTGGGCAAAGGATAATCTCTTGAAACCCGACACCTTATGTATGGCACCCTGGACACACACATATCTCAGCCCACAAACTGAGCGTCGCATGTGCTGTGCCAGCCGTGAACCTGCTCAAAACTTTGAACAGTACATAGATACTGCTAGCGGTACAGGCCGCTATATTCCTGTTACCTTGGACGAACACTGGAACGGCGAACATATGAAGAGTGTGCGTCGTCGTATGATGGCTGGAGAAACCTTGCCTGAGTGCGATGTATGCAACAGTAAGCTATTAAACACAGACGTTTATCGCAGTTACTTTAATCGTTTGTTTGAACACAAGTATGAGTCAGCTATGGCCGCTACACAAGCCGACGGCACTACCACTGTAAAGCCGGTCAGCTGGGATTATCGCTTTAGCAATCTATGTAACTTTAAATGTCGTACATGCGGCGATATGTTGTCAAGTGCTTGGGAAAGCGAACAACGCCAGCATGAAATGATTGATTGGTCAAACACCAAAAACAACTGGATGAAGCCCGAAGTCAGAGCGGAAATATCTCGTTTTCAAGACACACAAGTTGAAGCAGAATTCTCCCTGGCAGTAGAACAACACCGTGTTGAAGAAGTATATTGGGTAGGAGGTGAACCCTTAATGTACGAACAACACTGGCGTTATATGCAACGTATAATTGAATTAGGAGACGGACCACGTGTTTATGCTAGATATAATACTAATCTTAGCCGTGTGGATTATCGCGGTGTTAACCTTTATCGTGACATACTTGCTCATGTGCGAGACTGGCAAATCTGCGCAAGCCTGGACGGTACAGGACGCACAGGAGAATACATCAGAACAGGACTGGATTATGCTCGATGGCGAGATAATTTTGCCATGGGACTGTACATATCCCGCCACCGGCGACAAATGCGGATCGATTTTACCCTCACCCTTCCGGGTTTATTTGAAGTCCAAAACATCCAACAACTCGCAGACGAATTTGGAGTAGATATCTTGGCCAAAGTGGTATTTGGTTTTAGCCCAGATATTATCTTAAGTCCTCTGGCATTACCCAGACAGTTACTGGACCAGACTGTGGATCGGTTGGTAACCACATTACCAGCAGGTGCTTTAAAAGAAGTATTGTTACAGTTAAAATCCAGACCAACCTTTGCAGAACAATGGCCCGATTCATATCAACAAGCACTTGCAAAAGGCAAGCGTCGCATGTTACAATTAGAATCAATTCGTGGAGATACATACACTCTGGCGGATATATTACAACAGGACCCAGAAATATATGAGTGGTACAATTCAATTGCTTGATGTCGTTGAAATAGATCTTGATGACGTAACTGTGTATGTCAATGTATATGACAACACGTTGAGTCGTAAATGGCTGGCCGCACTGAATGAATTAATTGCAAAAGATTATCATTTAGAAAAGAATTACTGTTTTTTGGGTTTTGCCGACGGTGACAGAAATGGTGCTTATCTATTAGAGCAAATTAATTCAAGTATTAGTGCCATTAACAGTGCTGACTTGGGTTATCATATCGACGACCATTTTACTTTGTCTAATAGTGTAGCGGCAGATGGCGGTGTTGATCATGAACATTTTAATCAATTGCATTGTTACTTTGAAGACTTACAAGGCGGATCGGGTCATATAAGTGACTATTATTGGTCTGCAGATAATAGTACACGCTGGCACATACGTCAATTAAATCTATTATGTCACGAGTTTGAAAGCTGGCAATTAAGCCATAGAAAAAAGCTAACAGCACCCGAATGGCAACGACCCAGTCAGCTCATGTGCTGGTTAAATGCTCCACGCTTTACACTTGAAGCGGAAGATTATGAGCTGTTTGGTATAGACACTATTAATCGTAGCCTGGGCGGAGTGTATGTGGGCGTTAACAAAGCTGTGGGCAAGCATCACTGGGAAGTGTTTCAAGATGAAGGCCGCGACAGTCGAATTGGCGAATTAATGACCACTAGCTTAAAAGCACAAACCGAAGCCGCTGGTGATTTTGACATAGAATGGGCCAACAATCCGGGTGCATTTACGTGGCAAATAAAACAATTAAAAGAATTCCGCGAATGGTTAACAGCTAACGGCTTTGACCCCGAAGATAAAAGCCTGACTATAGGACACCCTCGGGTGGGACAAGTGGATTTAAAACGCAGCTTTGGCACAGAAGATTACCGCTATATATGGAGTCAATTAAATACTAGACTTAATGTAACAGCCATCTGCACCAGTGATGCCCGAGCAACATATGAATATCAATGGTCTGACCCAGACTATATGCAACAACAAATAAGGAAATTAAAATGAAATGGATTCGCAACTTAATTGATCGTATCAAGTTAGAAATACGTTATAGAAAAAAATTAAAAGAACTACGTAAAAGAGATCCTTTTATCTACAAATGAAATTAGAACCAGCAAAACATATACTTGGTATTAGTGCCGGCTTTCACGATGCCGCTGCTACCCTAATTGACAGCCGTGGCGAGATCATATTTGCTGGGCATGCAGAACGCTACAGCAAACAAAAGAACGATAACAACATTCATTTGAGCATGTTAAATGAATTTTGCGAATACAACATAGACACTATAGCATATTATGAACGGCCATTGATCAAACAGTTACGTCGTTTAAGATCAGGCGAAGGTGTTGATTTTGGCAGTTTAACTACTCAACAAATACTCAAACAGCAATTGGGTTCTTGGTTACAACATCTGCCCCGACATATTAAAAGTTATAATCATCACCTTAGCCATGCAGCAGCTGGTTTTCAAACCAGCCCATACAACAAGGCCACAGTGGTTGTAATAGATGCCATTGGCGAGTTTGATACAGTATCAATATACGCCGCTCGTTACGATGCCAAAGGCCATGCACAGTATCAAAGATTATGGTGTCAAAAATATCCTCAATCAATTGGACTTTTTTATAGTGCTGTTACTCAACGAGTAGGACTACACCCCATGGATGAAGAATATATCACCATGGGCATGGTTGCGTATGGAGAACCCCGATATGTTGAAGACCTACGTCCTTTGCTCAGTGAGAATCTACACATAGGTATAGATCCAGAATTTTTATCTGGAGCCAGTAATGAAGATATTGCTGCCAGTGCTCAGGTGTTAACAGAAGAACTGATATATAATATAATGCGTTATGCCAGAGAGTTCAGATGGAGTTCTAATCTGGTCTACATGGGTGGCGTTGCTTTGAACTGTCTTGCTAATAGAAAACTTGGTGAATTTTTTGAAAACATTTGGATCATGCCTTGTCCTGGCGACGCTGGCTCTAGTCTTGGTGCTGCCGCCCTCGCTTATGGAGGAAAGGTTAATTGGAAGGATGCATACCTCGGCACAGAAATCACTGGAGAATATCCCGTCGATGCCTGCATCGATAGTTTACTCCGTGATAGAATCTGCGGTGTTGCTAGTGGTCGAGCCGAGTTTGGCCCTAGAGCCCTTGGAAACAGAAGCCTCCTCGCCGACCCAAGAGGAACGGATATAAAGGATCGCGTAAATGAAATCAAACGTAGACAAAAGTTTAGACCGTTTGCACCAGTTGTATTGGCAGAGTTGGCTGATGAGTATTTTAGTATGCCCAGTGGTTTCCGTGATAGTCCTTATATGCAGTCAGTCGCTCATTGCCGCTACCCTGACACTTTTCCTGCTATTGTGCATCACGATGGCACTAGCCGAGTACAGACGGTTAGTGATAATGGCTCAGGCATTAGACGATTACTTGAAGCGTGGTACAAAGAAACAGGATGTCCCCTTCTTTTAAACACCAGTCTTAACATACGTGGCGAGCCCATGGTCAATGACCGTGCAGACGCTGATCGCTTTGAACAACTGTATGGAGTTCGGGTACACAGTTAAAGATAAGTTTCCAGTCCACCGCGTCGACACAAGTCTTGTGTGCAGCAACTGATACCACCATCCCAGAAATAGCTGTGTCTTAGTTCTGAAATAATAGGATTAATTCTATGACGACGACAAAAATCAAATACTGGTTTGTTGTACGCACTGAATATAACATTCTCTTCGTCTAGGACTAAGCAGTTGACGTCAAACACAGTTTCGCTCACAAAGCCAGTCCATTTGTTTAGATAGGTATCTACATAGTCGGCAAACTCTGCGGTAGGTGTTTGCCCAGTTACATACCAGCGACCATTAAAGTTTTCTTGTTTGAATTTGCCAACTTCCATTGCTGCCAGTACACTAGAGTCCCAAACCTTGTGTACTTCCCAGCCAGGAAAGTCGCGATCAAAGTGTAGATTTTCATCATGCTTGCTTGACAATATAACACCTGGCTTGAGAATAGCAAATACAGCATCTCCGTGCCCGTCGGTTACTGCTTCGTGTATGCGATAGTCCGGGCCCAACACATTGTCTACAATCCAGCGTGTTTGTTCTGGTTTGAGATAATCACTGTTGTCAAAGAATACATCACGTCCTACACGCACTATACAACTGGCACTGGCACCATTGAGAATACAGGTTGGATCCCATGGGATATACGGATTGGGTATATTGTGTGGATTTACTACTTGATCAGCAAACTCATCACAAATGTCATTGAGCTCAAGTACTGGCATTACTCTTAATAATTTTTGCCCCAGACTAATTTGCCAATCTCTAGGTGTCAGCGGCGGCAACGTAACAGGTATACCTTTGGTTTGTTGTGCTTGAAACTTATTTTTATCTTGAAGACTTGGTCGATATACACGAGCACCATACTGCTCGATTGTTCGTTGTAGATTAGTTAAATCTTCTTCGGTTTCGGATAATATTTGTTGTAGTTGATTACGCACTTGTGCATCTTCAATAAAATCAAAGTAGTCGGGCGGAAAGGCACTGCCTACAATAACTTCTTCAAGTGGTTGCCAGCTGGTATAGGAATTGATCATTTTGATGTTAGGTTGAGGTACAAGCTATTTAAGCGGTCATACTTTGGTGCCAAGAATAACTGTTGGTTGTGTACAACATCATCCCAGCATGACTGGTACCACGCATGCAAATCCAGACGGGCAAGTTGATCCACAGCCGCAACCACACGTTTAAATCGTTCAGTATTGTCACAATGTTGATCATAACTGTTATCTACAGCATGATCAAAGGTACGATAGCCCAGCTCTTTTAGCGTAGTTAATGTATTGGGAGTGCCAAATATCACAAACGGTTGCCCGTGTCTAATGGGCTTGAATGTTTTTTCACTTATGAATGTACAATTGGTTGCATCAGCATCAAAGAATGTTTCTAACACAAGATTACAGTAGGCATTTTCATAATGTTCTGGCACATACTGCCAGTGTTGATTATGACTGTCGCTGTTCAGTGTATCGCAACTGTATGGTGCACCAGCAACAAATTGTTCCATGTCTGATTCAAGATTCTTAAATGGCCAAATTTGTATAGGGTTGAATCTCAACGGTCCAGTACTGGCGTCGTCGCTCATGGTGATAGTGTTATAACTCCAATAGCTAGAGTCCAATAGTTTAAGTTGGTGTAACCGAGCCATTGCAGTAGCTCGCCACCATTTGTGTATTCTACTGAGTGCTGTGAATTGACGAGTACGTGTACGCTGATGCGGATCGCATCCTGGCATTGCCTGTCCGTCTTTTACTACACTGTTACGCCAGTAAAACAATTCATGATCTGGAAAGTAAACAAATCCATCCAACTGCCGAGCCATAGTATTGCCGCTGACAAATTGATAACAGTCTGCAGGCAATTGATGAGTCATACACAGTTGATCTAATCTACGTTTTTGATGATGCGGCCCATCACCTTCGTGATAATAAAATAATACTGTTAATTGTTGTGTACGTAGCAAATCAATCACTTGAGTAGACATTAATGAAAAGTAATCAATGTCGTGACTGAAATAACCCAGTCCAATAGGATAGTAGGCATGGTCCGGTATAGATTGATCTATGTAATTAATGGTGTAGGGATACGCATGATCCTGTACAAAATACAACAATCTCAATGGCCCTATCCAGGGATAAGAATCCCCAAGTCCAGTCTGATTGTCGACCATGGGCGCAAGATTAGGATATGGTTTTCCGTTGACACAACGATCAAACACAAAATTAAACATGCAGTCCCTTTAGCATGTTCAATAGTTCGTCCCACAGTATGTTAGAAAATCCCTGGCCGTAAAAATGTTCAAAGTTGTGTTCAACTACGGGTAAACATGCACGATGTAATGCTTGTCGTTCTGCGACAGATAGATCATTTAACTCTTTTAACAGTTTTGTAACCCGCTCTATTCGTCGAATGTCATCGGTTTCTTTATCGTAGCTTTCATCAAAAATGCCGCTGAATGTACGGAATCCGTATTCACGTAGATACGCCAGACTACCAGCAGGTGCTACTAATACAAACGGCATTTCCAGGGCTATAGCTTTAAATGTCTTTTCGGTTAGATGTTGTCGGCGACCAAAGTACACAGTTTCAGTGGGAACATACACTAAACTATCTTGTGCCTCGGTAAAGTTGCCCAATTGATAACTGTGCATTTCCTGTTGATCTTCGCCCGCAAACAGTCTTGGCAAGTCGGCCTGAGTAAACACTGTGGTTATATCCTGGTATACATTGGTATACTTTTGTGCTATACTAGTGATATCTACACCCTCATATTGACACACTCTTGGTGCACTAATATGGTTGTGTTCTAAATCGTTTTTGAATACATTGTACAAGAACAACACACGATGATCACGCTTGCCGGCCACAATACGATTGGGACTCATGAAGGTCCGAGTAGGAGCACGATCACGTGCTCTAGGAATCAAAAAAGTTTTATCGTAACCGCGGAACCAATCTTGACAGGCCCAACCATGATAGAAATAATAATGTACAGTCCATCCGTAACGCCGACACAGTTCTTCAACATATTCGCCTTGTTCACTTACTATTATATGTCCAGCTGGATTTGGAAAGCTGTACACATAATCAATACTGATATTGCCAGTGTTAGACACCTTCCTATATCCAATATCCTTGTTACGCACTTTGACTGCATCAAACAACGGTTCAAACGTATCTAAATGAACAGGCTCCTGATCGTGACAAAATACATAATCATTTTCTACTATGTTATCATTGCCCAAGTTAAATAATGCGTCTGGGCTAGTATTGCCCGGTGGATCACAAAAAAACAATCTTGTTCCTGGTCTATTATTTCTGAACCAAGGCCAAAATGTATTGTTGTAAATTTCGTCTATTCTAATCATGTTTGATATATTTTATTCTGGCACACGACCCAATTTGTTTCCGCATGAGCAGGAAGCAAAGGATATTGAACATGCAAGAGAGTTGTCGCGTACTAGATACTTCTGGTGGGTAAACTATTTAACTGATTACGCAGACTTTGATTTTTTATGGGAGCCTAGCCCTTGGCAAAGCCATCAAAGACACGCTTGGGCTAGTCAATGGCAAAAAGACTCTGGAACATATCTAGTGCCCAAAGCAGGCTACGCAGAAACCAACTATCACCTAGATCCTGCGGTAACTTGTTTGGCCAGCGTTGATAATTGGACTGTGCCTGACGCATTTGACCCTGCTAGTTTTGACTTTAGCTGGCACCCGGATCCTACCGATCCACCTTATACCTATCAGTTTGGCACACAACATCAACGCACCGGCGGTCCGCAGTACTATAACGGCAGTACAGATCTAAAGTTTGTAGATCAAATACGCGGCACAGCAAAAACCGGAGTCACACCTGTGATTGAAATAGACCATATGGATGGCAATGCTGGTCAAGTGCCCGGCACTGTTAAGACTGTGCGTTATTTTGACAACTACAAAGACGTGCTAACTAGAATTGCCAACACAGTGGAAGCAGAATATGTGTGGATTGTAAGTAGTATATGCGACTATGACACGTTTGATTTTAGTTGGCATCCAGAGCATTGGCAGAGTACCATGCTACACGTATTTGCATCAGGCGGAGAAAAGTTTGGCGACACATTCTATATGCATGTGCCTAGTTTTAAGAAGCGTATAACTCAGTTTGAATTACTTGATTGGTATGATGTAAACTTTGTAGGACCTGGAGTCAAACGTAGGCCTATGCCGGTTGTTGAGCATACGCTAGATACACACGTAGAAGCTATTAAGACTCAAGATTGGTCTGGTCCATTGGCAGTGTTCAGCACAGACGGAACTGCTATAGAAACACCCACAGTTCCATTGTGGCGTGAAAAGACCAAGACCATTGTGCCGCTTAGTCCTGGTGCCAGTGCAGTCATTGTGCCCAAGACAGCCATTCCTTATATAAAGACACAAGCATACGATTATCCTTACATAGATCGTACACAGCGTCACATGTACATGGATGAACCATTGGATATTGTGTTTATTGACAACGGTGAACCCAACGCAGAACAAAATTGGGCATTTTTAAATATAACAACTGCAAATAATAATAATCGCATACATCGCAGTAGTGGAGTTAACGGACGTGTGGTTGCATATCAAGCTGCTGCTAAACTAAGCATTACACCTTGGTTCTTTGCTGTGTTTGCTAAACTTAAAGTTAATGGCACTTTTGATTGGTCGTGGCAACCTGATCGCTTGCAAGAACCTAAACACTACATATTCCATGCAAAGAATACTATTAATGGATTAGAATATGGTCACCAGGCCATGATTGCCTACAACAAGAAGTTGGTGTTGGGCAATACCGGTGTAGGTCTGGACTTTACCTTAGACTCGGCACACGAAGTAGTTCCTATCTTATCTGGCACAGCAGAATATGCACACAGTCCTTGGATGGCATGGCGTACAGCTTTCCGAGAATGCTTAAAGCTCAAAGGCAACACAGATATCGAGAGTCAGTATCGTCTAGATAAATGGTTAAAGAATCACGGTGCATTAAAGAATGGCGAATATAGTATCTACGGAGCAGAAGATGCTGTAGAGTATTATGATGCAGTTGGTGGAGATTTTGCCGAGCTACGAAAGAGCTACGACTGGGCCTGGTTGGCTAGCTACGCATTGATAAAGCGGAATCTAACACCGAGTCAATGATGTATTCAACTTCTAGGTCAGTTAGTTCTGGATAGATAGGTAAACTTAACACACGACGACTCAATGCACTAGCTACACTTAGTATGTCGGGTCCTGTGTAATCACTATAAGCAGGCAACTCATGCAGAGGCTCCTTGTAGTGTACTCTAGTTTCAATACCCTTGATTTCTAGATTGCGACCAAGTATGTCTCGGTTGTCCACATCGATAACAAACTTGTGACAGCAATGTGTTTCAAAGTTACCAGCATCAATTAGACTTCTAATGCCAGTGTTCTTTAATCTGCTGGTCCAGTACAAAGCAATATTTTTCCGACGTGCTTGCCACTGATCAATGTATCGTGTTTTGACCATCATTTGTGCTGACTCTGTTTCGCTCATCCTACTGTTGGTACCAATATTGGCGTGTTTAGGTTTGCCGTTATTGGTCCATTCACGTGCAAACTCCAACAGGTCTATGTCATCAGTTACCACAGCACCACCATTGCCATAAGCATTTAAATTCTTCATTGGGTCAAAACTTATAGCAGTAGCATTGCCAATTCTTGTACAGTTGTTGCTTAACCAGTGTTGAGCACCGTCTTCGATAATTAGATCTGTGGCCCAAAAGCGATCAGCATTGACTGCGGCACCATACAAGCCAACCAACACAGTTGCTTGTACACTAAGTTCGTTGGGTATCTTTTTCTTGTCTAGCAAGCCATGATAGTCGGTGTCAGCAATATACACTTCCCAACCTGCTCGTATAAATGCGTTTGCTGTGGCCACATAAGTCATTGCGGGCACAACTACCCTGGGAGGATTGGTGCTAGATTGTAGGCGATAGAATTCGGCAATTATTTCTAGGGCTTGACTGCCCGAGTGGCAAGTTACAGCGTACTTGCTGTGATTCCGTTTGGCTAACCAATTTTCAAACTCTGCGGTATAGTTGCCGGCCATGAGTTGACCAGACCGAAGGACTTCATCTGTGGCATCTAAGATCTCTGTACGGAGATTGTTATACTGCTTTTTTAATCCCGTAAACGGAATCTTTAAGCCATTCATAATAGAGTTTAAATCCTTGTTCAATGTTTACTGTGGGCGTATACCCAAAGTCTAGGTGTGCTCTTTGCATATTTAACTGTCCTCTGCTGGGGAAGTTATTGTCGGGCTGTTGTATATCAATTGATCCTTGCCCAACTATGCTGACAGCTAGTTCGGCTGCTTCTAACAAGGTTCTCGATTGTCCTCGGGTAATGTTGTAGGTTGTGTTGTGGGTATTATCACTGACAGCGGCTTGAGCAATGCCATTGGCAGCATCAGTTACATAGGTAAAATCTAATTCTTCTGCACCACCGTTGACTTTTAGCGTATCGCCACGCATGGCTGCCAGCAAAAACTTTGAAACCACACGATCTTCAACATCAAGTGGTCCGTACACAGCACTTGGTCTTATGATAGTATGAGCCATGTTGGTTCTGCGAGTATAGTCGCGTACTAACCATTCTCCAGCCAACTTCATTATACCATATTGCCCCAAAGGATCAGTTGGGTGACTTTCAGTTACACCGTCAAAGTAAGTGTTTTTAAAATCGCCGTAGACCATGCTGGAACTTACATATACAAATTTTTGTACATGGTTACAAGTGCTGGCTTCTAGCAAATTAAGTAGCCCTTCACTCATAACACGACTACCCCAGGCAGGGTCTCTATTAACTACTTTTTGTCGGGGGAAGCTGGCCAAGTGTACAACAACATTGGGTTGATGTTCACGCATTAACCAGGCAATGCCATCAGCGTCGCTGATGTCAATTCTATAAATTCTATCTGTTTTTATTTTTTTACGACGTTCAGCGACAAGATAATCTAATTCTGCCGGCGGTACAATTCCATAAGTGGTTTGCGTGTCAGTGATGACACAAGTATGACCTTGACTTTCTAATAGGGCAACAACATTGTGGCCTATAAAACCCAAGCCTCCTGTTACAAGTATTTTCATTTGCCCCACTTTAGTAAGTATTCTGTTGCTAACTTATCTTCTACTTCTCCGTAGACTATAATTTTATGCCCAAAGGTATTGACATCTGGTCGCACAATATATCGTGGGTCTGAACAGTGCTTCATTACCCACTGCCCTTTTTCTGTTTGTTGCCACTCATATAACGGTTGTGCGGCATAGAGTTCTGGATCCTCTACATCGCCCATACCAAAGGAGTGGAAGTCTATTTTCTGCATACTGTTATTATAGCAAAAAACTCTAGATCTTGCAATCTAGAGTTTGCCTAACAGCTTATCGGTTTCGGGTTGTATCAAGCTAGCCACAGCACTAATGTCCACCACAAAGTCCACGTCTTTGATTTCGTGATCGTTGTCCTTAAAGAATCTTGTGAGCATGGTTTCCACCTCACTTAATTCTAACCCTTGCTTGAGCAAGGTATGAACATTAATAGTTTTTTGACGACTGCCTGCTAATTTAATTACGACTTTTTTGATACATTCAAGAGGAACATCTGTTTTGTTTACACCTGCAATAATATGTTCCCATTGATCTAAAAAATCATCATTGAGCTGCATCCGCCACCGCCTTGGTCTTTGCTGGACGGCCGCGTTTGACTGAAGTTGCCGCGGGTGTGGCTGGTGCTTCTTTGGCTACCACATGAGGATCCATAACTTGTGCTTGTTTCTTCATGCGACTAGCTTCGGCGATCATGGCCTTGGCTTCAAGTTCCATTTTCTTAGCTTGGAACACCATGTTGGCAGCAATGTCTCGATCACTTAATGCAGCATCTTGTGGAGCTTGAAATTTAGGTGCCGCTGGTGCTGATTGTTGTGCTTTAAACTCTGCTTCAGCGGCACGTTTAACTTCTGGTGCAACCATACCGCGGCTAGCATCGTTCTGTGCCATTTTCTTGATAGCATCTGCACCTAACTTCATTTCGTTTAACATCTTGTTTAATTCATCAAGACGAATATTAGAGTTAGCAGTTGGAGTAACAATGATGTCGGAAGTACGGACCTTCTTGATCATACGCTCTTCGTGCAGTGTTTGTAGAATTGCACGACCATCTGGCAAGAAGTTACGATGTAGTGCGTCAGCCAGTTCTTCTGCTTGTTGAGCAATATCGCTTTCTACCACAGCTTGAATAGATTGTTGCCAGTGAGCATGAAGTGTGTCTGGATAGATGAGCAAAGCCATGTGATCTTCGCCTGGAACCTGACGGAACAGGATGCATACCTTACGGTCGCCGTGTTTACCTACGTGTTTCATAAATGCCATTTTATTCTCCTTGGGGTACGCTAGCTTGGTCGGATCCATCCGCTTCAGCAGTGTCTGCTTCTTGAGCGGCAGCTTGTGCAACCACCGCTTCTAAAAATTGAGAGAGCTTGTTGTAAACTTCTCCAATTTCTTTCATCTCGCCTGCCCGGAATGCGCCACGGGTGCTGGCAAGATCAATAATGTTTTTAAGCAGATTTAAGTCTGCGACTGTGATATTATTTTCCATATAGATATTTAACACTAATATATGCCGTTAATTTATTTTTACAAAGAAAAACACCCCATTTAGGGGTGTTTTGGTAAAACTGATGCCATACTAATTAAGTTTATAGTTGAGATACACCAGACCAAATGAAACTAGGGCACCAATGTAGTTGCCTACTCCTAGGTCTTGTAAACCCGACAAGGTCAATACACCAATTAAAAACCAAGTAATTTCTGTTTGATTTTTTAAATAAAATGCTCTAATACTGTTCATCTTCTTCTCCGATAAGTTCTAAATTTTGCCCTGCCATATCTAACATACAACTGTAGCAGGTAGGGCAAAATGCTACGGGTAATATTCCAAAGTGTCCTTGGATACCGCCTTCGTCGTCAGTAAAATCACAACTGCATACCGTACACTTATGATCAGTACCTACGTGTTCTAGTCCTTGAATCATTAGTGTTTACTTTCTTCTTCGTAGTAAGCGTATTGACCAAATGGTGGAACAATGCTAGTGGTACCGTGCATGATAAACACAGTATCACAATACTGCTCATCACCCCACGAACCATTGGGATAACCGTCTGTAAACATAATATGACGCTTGGGTTCAATTTCGTTTTCTTTGAAGTATTGAAATACACAATCAAAGTCTGTGCCACCACCACCTGCAATCTCATAGCCGGTGATATCGTCTAAGTTCTCACTATCAAATTGTTGTGGATTGTACACTCGGGTATCAAAGCTCAGCACATGGATACGATAGTTAGGGAACTGTTCCATAATGCCGGCTACTTCACCTAAAAAGTCCTTGAGCATTTGATTACCCATAGATCCCGATGCATCAATACTGACAGCAATATCGATCATTGGATCCAGCTTCATACCAGGCATAACCGCATCCATGTGCCAGCCTCTGCGACTGTTACGCATCCAGGTATAGTCACTCTTGATAGTGCTTTCCAATTGCATACGGAGCAACTCACGCCAGTTCATTTTGGGTGCAGTCATATCTTCAATGATACGTTTAACACCTGCTGGCAAGTTACCTGCACCGTCACTGGCTGACGCGGCCGCTAAGACAGCTTCTTTGATTTCGTCACGGATTTTTTGTTTTTCTTCAGCTGATAACTTAGGACGACCACCGCCCTTGCCACTTTTTTCGTCGCCATCACCTTCGCCGCTAGCATCGTTACCTTCGCCATCCAGATGCTCGTCCAGCATTTTGTCAATTAGACTACCAATGTCAATTTTTTCTGCATTTTCATACAAGATATCGTAGATCTCTTCTGAACTCATGTCCTGATATTTTGCATCATATAAACACGGTACTGAGGTAATGAACTCGCCTACACGATGTTTTTTCAAGTCAGCATTGACACAGTAGTCATTGGCAATGTTAAATAATTGCGGATCACGATCACCACGGCGGCCAAAGTGATCATACACACAATGCAATACCTCATGTCCAAACAAGAATTCAATCTCTTTGGGCTTGAGCATTTCTACAAAACGGCTGTTATAGTAAAAATTACGCCCGTCAGTTGCGGCAGTAGGACACCATTCGTCAGCATTGACCAACTTCAACCTAGTAGCCAAATTACCAAAAAAGCTGGCACGGAGTAATAGGCCCACACGAGCAGTGATCAGCTTTTCACGAACTTCACGATCTAATTTAGGGTCAGTTGGGCCGCACAAGTCCTTAAACTTATCGGATTCTTTTTTATTTGCTGTAGTAGCTGTGCTCATAAGTGTCCTTATTATTAACTATACTACTATTATATACGAAATGGATTTATTGGTCAACCGTTAGTTATTTAGGTATTTAAGCACAAAAAAGCTCTGTTGAGCTTCGTTATAAAAGTCCAAATGCACTTGATCTTCATAATGATAACGATGATTCCATCCTTCTCTTTTCATTATTTGCCATTCGGAGTCTCCGTGCGGCACAAGTCCTTTGTGATGACGAATAGTAAACCCAAGCTCGCGTTTCATTTTCCATGATATCATCATAGTACTTTGCCCGTATTCTTTGAACAAGCGATGATGTAGTTCTTCAAACTCACGCACACTATGGAATATGATCAAGTTCTTTTTAACTGTGGTCTTCAAGGGGCAATCCTTTTACTGTAATGATGGCCTTACGAGCGTATTGTTTAATATTATCTTCTCGACTCATGCGTTCAATATCTTCTAATGCGGTCATCATTATTTCTGCTTCTTCGGCCTGCTGGTAAACCTTATTACGTAAATTGCCGGCATCTAACCAGGACATAACTGTGGTCAACACTTTGGCAATGACCATACTCCACATCATACAAATCGTAACCTAAACATTAGAGCATCCTGTTCTCGATGAAACCAATAACAATCAGGCTGGGTTCCTTCGCCCAAGGCTATATTCATAGCAATATCTGGAAAGTCCTTCCACCAGTCCTCATTCCATACCCCTACATTGGCGTGACACCAAGGCTCACACTCAGTATAGTGACTGTAGGTCTTTATAGGAATAACAAGTTTAGGATTACGATCTATAGCCATTACTTAAATTTTAATCTAAACAATGTAGCATCTGCTGGATCAACAAAGTAAAACGCAGCAGCCTCATCAAAATAGGCACTGACATCACTGGTCTCGACCAATTCAGACCATACCAAACTTAAATTGTTTTCTCTACAATACTTTTTCATAGCCCACATACGAAACGCAGGATCGTTGATATACACTGTATGACACTGATCCAGCAGTGCTTCTGTGGGTCTAGGCAGAGTGTAGTTGTTCACGTGCATTATCGGTTAAATTTTAATATAAACACAAGATGTTTCTTTTCATCTACAACACTATACGCTAGGCTTACATTATCGCCATCATACTCAAGTTTAACACCATAGTATTCTTTTACGTAGTCGTTGAATGTCAAGAACCCCTGTCCAATCGGCACGTCACGAGCAAGATTATCATACTCATTCTTAACTCGTTGTAAGCGTAAGAAGTGTTGAGTATCACCGCCAATGATGGTATCTAATCTAGCGGCTGTATCAGCATAATACTCGTCCTTACTCACCCGACCACCATTTGATTGTTTTTGCTCGTAGTTTGATCATGGTAAACTCGTGCTTATCTACTCTGTGTCGACGAGCTTCCCAAGCAGGTTTGATCATGTACACACCGTTGGCATTTTCTAACCATACTTTGGTGCTACGAGCCACAAAGTCGTCATGTGTTTTAAAACACATTTTGCCATTGTCTGCAGGTGAGCAGTTATACATACACCAATATCGCCAAGTGTCGCCAAAGATGGTGCCATCATATTTTGGATCTATTTCATAGTAGTAGTTCATTTTAATAACGCTCGTGCTTGTTCTAATTCTGGAATATAGTCTCCGAGACGACTTCCTCTGGCTTGATCTAGTTGGTCATTGTACTTGAAAAATGCCGCCAGCAGATCAAAATCACAATCATAATTTTCAAAACGATCAATGATTTCGTCCACCAGATGATTGGTATTGCGTCCTGAATTGTAATATACCTTGGTTTCTCTACAACGGTACATTGATTCTAACACTTGTTTTCGCAATGGATTATGCCAAGGTCCTAATGAAGTTGATGTGTCCCCAGCTGGTTGTACCAAGGTATTACACCCTGGAAACTCTCGATCATAAAATTCATAAATCTCGTGAACCCGGGTGGCATTGTATAAACTGATCACAGTTTGAAATGCCAACACATGTCCTTGTTCCTGTACGCGATGACAGTTGTCTACAATCGTATCAAAATTGCTACCCCATCTGATGTAATCGTTTATTTTTTTATAGCCGTCGATGCTGACACTAAACGTTACTCTAGGAAATTCTTTCAACAGATCCATCAGTCTGTCACTGAGTTTTTGTGCATTGGTTCCGATGTTCAAATCAAAGTTGGTCTGATTTTGTTTGATACAACGTCTGAGAAATTCATAGAACTCTGGAAAAATAGTAGGCTCTCCACCGGCCCAGTAAATGCGTTTTGCTGTGTCAAAGTTAATTTTGTCATAGGGAAAATCTTGAAAACGCCAAGTGTCGGTTGTCACCGGAATCCCTAATTTTTTATTTTCTTCTTCTATTAGGTGGCTGTGTTTATCATCACACATTCTGCACATTATATTACACTTGTTGCTGGGTCTTATTTCATAACTAACAGGATACTTTACATTTTTTAGATCTAGCTTATTGGTTAATCTTAGATCCATTACCCATTCAAGCGATTCAAACTGTCTAGCAGACTCGCCACTTAGTTCTTCTCGCTCATAACAAATATTGCATTTGTCTGTCATCTGCAACCCGGCCAGCATGTTATTTCTAATAGGAGCAAATGCTGGATCCGTAGACCAATCAGTAATTGACTCGATTTTGGTCACCGGATCTGAACATTTCATACACATAACAGCAGATCCGTAGTCGTTGATCAAGTTTATAAACGGCAAGGCACACAGGCTCTTGTTGGATTTAAACAGGTCGTGCCAATAGATAATAGTTTTGTTGTTTTGATTGTTTCTAAAATCTGTATTAAATTGTTTTTTTTCTAACTCAATCATGAGCCTAAAGGTATTTACAAACGATTTCCAATGTGGATAATCGTCTATGCCTTGGTCTAGCATTATAATTGAATCAAAGCAAGGAGCCAGGTTAATAACAATATCACCAGGTGATAGATCTGCTATGCTGGTGTGATAGTACCCAGGATCCTGTGGATAAAATGAATCGGTAGTAATCAGCCCATGATTGGTAGTTGCGTCATTGGAGGCTAATACGCCGACTAACTTGTCGGTATTTGGTGTTTCGTTGCCAATACATAGTATTTTTTTATTAAACATAGATTACGTTACTTATCGGCTCCACCGTAATTGAAAATAAGTTTCCCACTGTTGATCTTCGAAATCAAACTCTACCGTGGCTGGCGTTATTACATCGTCGCCTAACCATGTATTTACTGCCGGAGTAAAACGCCAGGTATAATCCTCACCACGCCGCAGACCTTGATCCGTAATCTGATCGTTATATAAGAAAGCCTCGTGGGCTGTTTTCACTACGATCTTTAACCCCATCGTAGCATAAACCAAGTGTAATCCGCATCGCGATCAAAGATATAATATACCGTTCCAAGAGCTCCTTGCGGACTGTTAGTATCAACTCTATACCTAAATGCTTCACGACACCGCTGTCCGTATTGCCTTGGCGTTTCTAAATGCTTAACAGGCAAGGTACGCTTGGCATTCCAAAACGCACGATTAAATCTATCATTTAACACACTGACTCTGATCATGCCCATCTCAACATAAACATGACATAATCACTGTCCCATTCAAACTCAAACACGCCCTCACTGACGAACAACCACGGCCCTTCGCAGTACTCGTCGCACCATTTGATACACGGAGTCCATCCTTGATATCTATGACCCGACACTGGATCAGCTTGCATTACTGGAGGCATGATGCTGGCTATTTTCATACAGGTTCGCCGTATTTTATTTTAAACCAACTTAGTTCTTCGTCACCACGCAAATAAACAATACTGCCACCAAGCCTAATATTAAAAGTCCAGTGCGGATTGTTCATAGTATCGCGGTCGATATGTTCGGACATGCCATAAGTCTGCGTCATCCACTTTCTTACACTATCAAAGTCCAACATTTTATTGACTCTGATAAAGTATTTAAAATGGTCGTTTGCAATAGTTTCGTTTACTGTATAGTTCATTGTTGCGGCCATTTCTGCCATAACACGATCGTGGGCTTCTTTCCAATAGTCATATTGTGTCTTCATAATAGGTGGAAGGCTGTGATGGACACAGCCCGTGTAACCACAGCCTTCCTGGCCCAGTTTCTAGGCCGAAGCTTGCAAAATATACTTGCCGTAGCGTTGATGGAACTCATCAAAGTTTTTCAGCTTGGTGGGCTGGAACGGTAAGTTGTATGTGGTTAACGCAATTCTAGCACCCATAACAACCAGTTCAGTTTCAAAGTTCTTCATCATGTAAGCAAAGAAGTTATCGGCCATTTCGTGGAATTGTTTATCCGATACTTTAGCTTCGATAGCCGCTTTGAGCTCGTAGCACATGCTGATTACCAGGCTATACATGGCTGATACTTCTTTAACGTTGAGCTCTTTTTCTTTGCCAGCTAGGATATCTTCTGGCTTGGGCATACGTCCAGCAACCTTGCGGTGTGCCATAAACTTGACAGCAAGACCTTCACCTACTGTACCTGCGATCAAGTTCATGATAGTATCGTCATCACCATCTTCATCTTCTAGCAATTCGCTCACGAACGTCCATGAGCGTGGTGTTGCAAAGGCACGGCTGGCTGACTTGGCATCAAAATCGTAAAGATCTTGCTTGGCATAACTCAAATAACCAACCACGTCCTTGTGGATGTTCTTGTTTACGGCCCATTCCTGCCACGAAGCAAAGTCACACTTCATTTCTTGATGAATGAAACGATTTGCAAGCGGAGTCGGCATACGATATGTAACACCCTTGTCACTCTCGCGGTTACCTGCGGCAACCATTACTACATTTTTAGGCAATTTGTATTTGCCAATAGCTCGATTCAAGATCAACTGATATGATGCGGCCTGAACACTTGGTGCAGAGCTATTAAGTTCGTCCATAAACAAGACTACGATAGGATACTGACTGGCCAATTCCTCAGTAGGCAAATCGATAGGCTCGGCCCAATCCATCTTGCCAATTTCTTTATTGTAAAAAGGAATACCGCGAATGTCTGTGGGCTCCATCTGACCCAAACGAAGGTCGATCATGTAACCACCAAGTTCTTGGGTAATGTCTGCTACCAATTCTGACTTGCCAATACCAGGAGGACCCCAAAGGAATAAGGGGCGTTGTTTTTTAAATGCTTTGAGTAGACTCTTGCGAGCTTGCACCGAAGTGACTGTTCTTGATTCTGACATGGCTGTGTCCTTAAATTATGATTAAAATTAACTACTGTACGACTATTATACTACTAAAGGGATTTTTGTGTCAATCGGTCAATAATCTGTTGTTTTAACGCCACAACATCTTCATTGCTGACATAGAAGTCGGTGCGTGGGTCATAGTACTCACCTGCCTTGGGATCGTAGTATAACACCGCACCACTGGGGTAATGAAAAGGTCCCTCTAAGCCTGCACGTGGACCAAAGTTGGGATCATGTTGGAAAACGGTATAAGCCATTTGCGACTCCTTTTAATTACTATACTGCTATTATAGCAAAAAGGTTATTTTAGGTCAACCGGTGCATTTTATAAATATTGTCCTCTATGACATATTGGCAAGTAGGCAATAAAAAATTCACTAACAAATGGTCAGCAGCACTAGACGCGGCCCAAACCAAACAAGAAATTAGATTTGATTTATACGACGAATCTTTTGATCAAGTTGACTGGACTCAGGAACCCGCTGAAAGTTGGGACCAATTACTAGACCTACGAGCTCAACAGATTGCCGCAAAAAATAAACCTATTGTGCTGAATTTTTCAGGTGGCACCGACAGTTATACTATCTATCAAGTTTTTAAAAGAAACAACATACACATAGATGCATTATATCTACGTAGAAGAAAAACAGATCTAGATTACACAATCAATCAAGGCGTATTGGATTTTTTAGCCAATGATATAGAAGATAAAACTACAAAAATATTAATTCGCGAAGACAGTGCCGAAGTATTTGAACAAGCATACACCAGTTCAAATTGGTTGTTTGAACATGGTGCCAGTAGGTTTGAATTTAGCCTTGGGTTTGGTGGGGATGCATTTGGCGATGCCTATCTGACCAAAGAATTGGGCACCGATGATTTTGTCAGTGTCAATGGGCTAGACAAACCCATATTGAGATTTGATTGGCATGGAGCATATTCTTATCAAACAGATAGAAATTTTATACGTTTGGCTGGAAATAAAACAGCCGAATCTTTTTATGTCACACCCGAGTTGCCCAAGTTACATGTCAAACAAAGTTATCTACTTTTAAATTATATAAGAAGCCTTAGACCCAATTCAACACCACGAGATCTTGAAAAGGATCCAAGAAATTTTAACCAAATGAATGATCCAACCTATTATAACTGGCACGAATACAGCATCAATGGTTGCGGCAGATTTGGAGATTTGAGCACCAACAGTGATTGGCAACACTATGCTTGGAGTAACATTCGTTTACAATTAAACGACAAAGGTCTAATAGACAAGAACAGCCATCAAGGTGCTGGGCAAAATTGGTTTCAGAGCCTTGTGGGCACTAAAACTTGGAACAATTACACCCAAGGCATATTGGATCTGTACTCGGATCCAGCAGGACGAATTTTGTTTCCGGATCCAAGCAATCTTTACAAATTACAATACTTTCGTAGTAAATTTTATAAATTAAATTTTCCTATCAATCGTAATTCTTTTTGACTTGATTTAGCATTTTTAAATCTCGCTGTTGCCATGCGTTGAGATTTTTAACATCACCACCAAAGTTGTGCAGTTTAAACGCACGAGCCCGCTCAGCAAACTTGGGTTCTTTGAGTGCCGAGTTCACAGTTTGATTAATAGAATCAATCACTGATTTTGGTGTACCTGTTGGTGCATACAATCCATACCACACAGTAAAATTAAATTGCGGAAAACGATCAGTGATGCTGACCACATCTTTGTTGTTTCTTACACTTTGAATGTCTTTGACAATTTTATCATCAAAAGAAGCAATCACGTTCAATTTACCAGCGGCATAATTTTGCGACACAAAAAACCAATTGTCCACGCCCATGAGCACATGACCGCCCATGACGTCAGTCATCAATGGTGATCCACCTTTGTAGCTGATAATTTGCGGACGTGGCAGGCCTTCTTCCTGTGCCCAGGCCAATAAGAGTTTGGCATAGTTGTTGTTCCAAAATCCAATGTTGAACTTTTCAGGATTGGCCTTGATGTAAAATTTAAGTTGATCAATGTTTTTGATGGGCAAATTGGGCGGAATATAAATCACCCAACCCAGTGTTCCCAACGGTACTATGGGTGTAAAACTGTGTTCGTCATATTCCATGCCAGTGGCACCAAACACAATATTGGCCGCCAATGCGGACCCAGCACCCAACAACAAGGTCTTACCATCTGGTTTAGCCTTAACAGCATAGTTAACACCGATTACAGAATCAGCACCAGGCTTGTTGACCACTATAGTAGGCTGTCCCTTGTCGGTCAATATGTCAGCCACCAGCTGAGCAATGTTACTACCAGTACCACCAGGCGTGGCCGGAACTACAATTTCAATAGGTTTGTTTTGTGCTGTTGCCTGTCCTGACAACAGGGCCACGCTCAATATAAATGATTGAATAAGGTATTTCATTATCGTCCTCTTCCAGCACTACGAGTTGGAGGTTTTTTAGCTGGACCAGCTGTAGGTTTGACTTTGACTTTCTTTTCAACCGAGGTGCTATCAGCTTCGATGTGAGTTTTACCTTGCTTCTTTGCCAATGCCTTGGCAATTGTTTCAGACATTTTTGACATTTTTTCTTCCCGTTTGTTAATTTTGGTGCCTTGTGAGAGAATCGAACTCCCGTAACAGGATTACAAATCCAGCGTAATACCTCTATACGAACAAGGCGTACTATTATTCTGTTGCTACTTCTTCTACTACCGCAGGTGCTACATATCCAAAATGGTCAAGCCTACGACTAATTTTAGCCTTGACTTTTTTCTTTTGTGTGCGATCCAACTCTGTAACAAGTTGCTTGACACTCATGCTGACAATTTTAGCTACACCACTTTTGGTGAAGCCAGGTTTTTTACGTTGTAATGTTTTCTTAGTTGACATGTTGATTCCTTAGGTTGTTTTATTTAAAATAGGTTTCATTTCAAGAACAAAGTTTTCTGGGCGTACAGTTACATTGATATTGATTCTGTTTCCGTAAACGTTGTCAACTCCGTGTAGCACTTGACCGTTAAACAAAATCCATTGTTGTACTGGAAAGCGTACTCGTTCGATTTCAATCAATTCATCTATGTTGTTTTCACATATATTGTCAGTTTCCTGACCATACAACAATCCGTATCCGGGTTTGACATAAAACACAGTTTCGGTTTGTTCTGATCCAGGATCGATCAAGTAGAACAATCTGTAAAGAACAGTATCGGAGTGAGCTCCATGCACCGGTGAATTTCCATAACTGAGTCGACCACTGGTTTCTGTGTATTCCGGATGTAGATTTTCCTTGACCCAGGCCTTCCACTCGTCGCCCAATTCAAAAGCTGTTTGCATTCTGCTTTGCATTTCAACACCATTTTTTATAATGGTACGATTTCTATAGCCCGGCGGAACTATGCCTCGCTTGTCATGCAAGTCTCCTTCGGGTCCAGGCACCTTGGCTAAACTTCTGCAAAGGTCAACAAAATGTTGAGGAACCCTAGGCAATGTTGGTAACGACAGCCAGGTAAATGGTTGCATGGGTGCACCAGGAACATGTTTGGTCTTGCTTGTGATTTTGGTTGTTATCATTTGAAATTTACTCTATAAAAATGGGCAGTCAGACTGCCCATTTTGACTCTAATCTAATCCAAATTAGAATGTGTGACGCAGACCTACAGCATATTGATTTTTACTACTGCCTGCACCAGCTGTGGTTGCAGGATTGCCGCTACTTTGTGTGCTACCAAAGATGCCATACAAGTTGGTACGCTTGCTTAACCAGTAGTTTGAACCCACTTGATAGGCGGTAAAGTTAACACTGCCTGTGGTTGAAGCATACTGATCGAACTTGCCATTACCAACAGTGACCCAAGGTTCAATTTGTGTTGTAGCAAATCCACGAACACCAATTTGTTGTGCTGAACGCTTGGCAAACTGACTGCTGTCAATAGTTGATGTAATAGTACGATTTACATACTGTGCATAGGCTTTGAGAACGCCAAAGTCATAAGACGCACCAGCAAAGTTTTGCAAATCTTTTGCACTGACAAATGTACCTTGATTCATGTCTGTGAACGATGTTGCAGTACCTGTAGTGAACTGTGTAAATGACTGTTGTGCCAATGTAGCAAAGAATTTTCCGTAAGTATAGTCAACTGCTAGACCATAACCGCTGGTGTTGGTTTCGCCACCAGTGGCAGCTGCTGTTTGAGTTGTGTTTTTGTTGTTCAGTGCATACAGACCTTGAGCAGAGAAACCGTTGAAGTTGTCACTGATAAAAGTCAAAGCGTTGCTGGCACGATTGGTAAATCCAATGCCATTTTCTTGTCCAGTAACAACTGTTCCTGTACTGGTGCCAGCACCACCAGATGTACTGGCAGCATAGATAACATCACCAACCACGTTGTTGGTACCTGTTGGAGTTGTTTTACTATATTGATTCCAAATTGGAGTCAATTGACGGCCGATGGCTCCAGTACCAACGCCTGCTTGTTTCAAGCCAACAAAGGCCTGACGATTCAATAGACCGGAATTGGAACTGCCTGATAAATTTTGATCTTCTGGATACAGTGCAAATTCTACTGTAAACACTGCACTAGTGCCGCCACCCATATCTTCGTTGCCTTTGAAACCCAAACGGTTGGTGGATTGCATACCTTGACCAAATTGATTGATTGTGGTCTTGGTTGGTGCTGCTCCTGCTGTACTAGTCAAACTTTGATTACTGCCAGTATACCCTGTATCTAAAATACCATATACGGTTACACTACTTTGTGCCTGAACTAAACCACACACTGTGGCCAGACTCAGAGCTGCTAAAATTTTCTTCATTATTTCTCCTTGATGATTTGATTTGAAGTTTTGTTAAAGATGCACTGCTGTAAAATATTTAGTGCGGAAGACGAATGTCAGAAATATTTATTGCCAGCACCAAGGAGTTATATGGGTACATTATATTTTGGCGGAGAGCTAGGGATTCGAACCCCAGATGGACTGTTTAGATCCATGCCCGCTTAGTAGGCGGGTGCCTTCGACCGCTCGGCCAGCTCTCCGTATTACATGGTACACCCTAGGAGAATCGAACTCCTCTTCCGCCCGTGAAAGGGGCGTGTCCTAACCGATAGACGAAGGGTGCAAATCTTTACTTGTTTAGAAACACACCTTGTTTAAATGCCTTGACTTTTTCATGGGCCAACCGATTGTGAAACATAATACTGCGACTGGCAGCCGCACGTTTTTCAGTCTTGGTCCATTGACCGGATAAAGTTCTACTTAATTCAGTTGCTGTTTGTTGTGGCTTGGCCATGTTATTTTACCTTTGCTAAGTAATCAACCAGATTGACCTGGCCGGTTTGGATTTCTTTAAGAGCATCCACACAGGTTACATATCTTGTAGTGTCTTCGCGGTGAATACGTTTGAGTTCACGTAGGCGTTGTGCACCAATTAGGACCATGTCATAACGTCCACCACCAGCTTGACGTACACACTGTTCCATATCAATTTCTGGGCCACGACTTGCGATTCTTGGTTTCATGATTTCTCCTGTTTTAAAAGTATATTATACATTAAAAATGTTACTGTGTCAATGGTACCCCTGGAAGGATTCGGACCTCCATATCCCGCCTTCTTGGAGCGGTGACTTTACCAATTTGTCTACAGGGGTATAACCTGGCGGTCTCGACGAGAATCGAACTCGTCCCATCCCCGTGACAGGGGGATATTCTAACCAATAAACTACGAGACCTAATACTGGAGTGGGTGATAGGATTCGAACCTACATAATACGGATTTG